GACCCGATGGTTCGCCTTGTCGTGGACTTCCTGCGTAGCGAGGGCGTTGAGGCACTCGCCATGCTGAACGACGGCAAGAGCGAATACTTCAAGGAACTCGACAGGCTTGCGCGCGAGGACAGCGGCAAGGACGCGACCGACGCCGACATAGTGAACAACAAGATGTCGGCAATACGCACGGCGATGTCACTCTACTCCATCGAGGGAGAGCGTTCGCTCCGCGAGGAGAACAGGCGGCTCGGCAGGATGGTTGACAGGGCGCAGGCCAGACGCTTGATGATGAGCGCAATCCACAACGCCAAGGGCATGACGAGGGCGGAGGTTGACGCGAGGCTTGGCGTGGATTCGATTGCGTCGCTCGCAAGTCTGCCGGAGGGCGGCGAGAGAGACCTTGCGACACTCATCGAGACAAACGCACTGGCCTACATCAAGAACAGCCGCGACGAGTTCAAGAGCCAGTCCCCGCAAGACTTCCTCAAGAATCCGATAGCGATTGCGGAGTTTGGCGCAACCGTGGCGTCTTGGCTCGGCAACGCGGCGAGAACGCTGTCGTTCGGCCAGACGAGGGAGAACGCGAAGAGGGACATAGCGAGGATTCGCCGCTACACGGAGCGTCCTAACCTTGAGACCATTCGCGGCATCCTCAAGCAGAACATCGCGGCAATAGCATACCAGCACCGCAAGCACAGGGTGTCCGACATTATCGACCGCATTGACGCGTGCATCGACAAGAACGCGATGGGCCGTCAGAGCGTCGTCGTTGACAAGGAACTCTACAAGCGCAAGGTCGAGCCGAGAATCCAGCAATACTGGAAGGACGTGAAGGACGTGATGCGCCTTGACCCGGAGAAGGTGGCCGACGAGATGAAGGCCATCGGCGAGAAGTACGGGGATTTCTCGGAGGCGTTGGCCGACATAGCGGACGGCAAGGGTAGCGAGGGAATCGTCCCGACGGAGGAGACGCTTCTCGCCCGTGACTTGGCGCAACTCCGCTACGTCGCGCTCCACAGGTACGGCGGCTTGGCGCACAAGATGCTCGGCGAGGTGTCCGACGCGATTGACACGGTTGCGGCTGACATCGAACTCGCACAGCGCAGGGTCGAGACTATGGTCGGCCCCAAACTTGAGATGTTCGAGAACAACTGCAACGCGCTCATCAAGGGGTGCATCGACTTCCGCAGGGGCGAGAAGGACGGCAAGTACGAACTGTCGAAGGTCGGAAAGTCGTTGCGTTCCGCGTTGTACTTCAACAGCCCAGACCTCTTCCGCAAGTTGAAGATGTACTTCAAGGAGGGGAGCGAGGCGCACGAGGTGTGCGAGGAACTGCGCCGTGACGTGAGCATAGCCCACATCGAGATGGAGCGCGTGATAGCCGGATTCGAGACGGCCATGCGCGACGAACTGCCAGCGATTTTCGAGAGCAAGTACGGCAAGTTGTCGTTCGAGAAACTCGCCGGAATACTCCACGAGAAGGTCGAGGAGTACGAGGAGTTCAGCCGCACTGGGTGGAGAGTGCCGACGAAGGGCGGAGATGTCATTGATTTCAACACTGGCAGGGTGTACGAGGCTGACGTTGCGAAGTACACCGTTGACGTGAAGGACGCCGACGGCAAGACCATCCACAAGGCCGGAGACAAGGTTGCAAGCACCGTGAAACTCGGAGCCGACGGACGGCTTCTTGACGCGACTGGCAACGAGATAGCGAAGACAGTCCACAAGAAGGGCGACGCCATCATCGAGAAGATTACGCTCGCAGTCGGAATGGACGACCCGCGCCACGACGGTAGCGGCCACAACTCCCGCCTGTCTCTCGCAGACCTCATCTACATCTACGCGGCGAGGCGGCAGGGCGACATGAGGAAGAACAACGCAATCTACGGTTGCGACGAGGCATACATGCGCCGTCTTGAGGAGGCCATCGGGCCAGAGGGAATCGCAGTTGCGGACTGGATGGTCGAGAAGTACGAGGAAATCAGGAAGCAACTGTCCGTCGTGAGCGAGAGGATTACGGGTATGCCCGTCATGTCGCCGGACGTTCAGTACATTCCGCTCCGCTTCGAGGGCGAGCCGTCCGTCAATGGCACGACAAGGTACAAGATTGACGCATTCCCGTCGTTCCTGTCCCGCCGCACCAATCACGACACGTCCGTGCTTCGTGAGGGTTCTGGAATCTTCGACGTGTTCTCAAAGCGCGTTGCGGAATCGGCGCACTACATGGCGTTCTCCGATGTCATCGAGCGCGTCAAGGCCACCTTCTGCGACAGGAAGGTTGAGGGCGCGTACCGCGAACTGCTCGGCGACAGCGCATTCAAGCAGATGTACCGCCAGTTGTTCGAGACGTTGAGCGGCGGAGTGAGAGAGCCGGACGGGTTCTTCGGTCGGTTGAGGAACTTCACCACGGCGACCACCCTGTTCCTGAACGTGCCGTCTGCGGTAAAGCAGTTCGAGGGCATAGCGGCGTACTCGTCCGTTATGGGCGTGGGACACTGGCTCGGCAACCTTCACCACATGGGCAAGGCATACGGGCTTCTCTCCGAATCGTCGAGGCTCAAGTCGGAGGAGTTCAAGAGGGCGTTGCGTGATGTTGGAGACCCCTTCACGACGCGCAAGAGCGAGGGCTATTCAGACATAATCCTCGCGCTCAAGGAGGCCACGGAGAAGGCGGAGAACAAGGGCAACACTGTTGCGTCGAATCCGGCTACGCGCTTCTACATGAGGAACGGCTTGGTTCTGACTACGAAGATTGATTCACTTGCGTCCGCGTCTATGGGATGTGCGTTCTTCAACCAGCGTCTTGCGCACCACATGAAGAAGGGCATGACGGTGGAGGAGGCTCGCCGCGCCGCAATCGCAGACTTGGACTACGCCATACAGGAAACCCAGCAGTCCAGCCGCAGGGAGTTCATGCTCGACCCGCAGTCCGGCACTGGAAGGTGGGGCGTCGGCGGACGGCTCTTGACGCAGTTCGCTGGCCCTGCATTCATCCGCTTCGGCATGGAACTTGAGGCCCTGCACAGGGCGGTCTATGTTGACAAGAACCCGAAGGCGTGGAAGGACTTGGTGAACAAAGTCATCGCGCTCCACGTGGTATGCCCCACGGCGTTGTCGTTGCTCGGCCTTGGCGCGCAGAGCATCGTCCACAAGGCGGACGACGAGGAGTGGGCGGCAAGGGCCGTGCGCGACTGGTGTGTCTCGATGTGCCTCGGCCCGTTGTCCGGGTGGTTCATAGTGGGTTCCGCACTGAACTACACCACGCAGACGGTGGCAAACGGATTCCTCGAAGAGGATGTCCGCGTCTCGCAGTTGCGTAGCGGCAACCCGATGATGTCGAAGGTCTTTGACCTGACGCAGAGGACGGCGAAGATTGCCCGTGACGTAATCGACGGGATGAGGGACGGCGACATGGACACCGAGAAGGTTGCCGAAGAGGTCGGCAACATCATTGACAGCCTGTTCCCCGTGTTGCGAATCTCCAAGAGGGCGTACAGGAACTTCGCAGACTAACGGAAGAGGACGGAGTTCGCCCTCTTCTGCGAGTAGGAGTTCCTCGCCCTTCCCTGCCGCCGCAGTTCGTCCTCGTACTCGGCGGTCTTCGGGAAGATGAGGTTGCCGATTATGTCGGGGTGCTTGATGTTGGCGAGGCAGTCGAGCATGTCGTCGTGGCGTGTTGACGGGAACAGGACAAACTCATCGTTGATGAAGTCCTGCGTCAAGTCGTGTTCAACGCCCATCACGTCGCGGTAGAACAACTGCGACGGGAACCAGATGCGGGAGTTCTGGAACACGGGTTCGAGCCAGCGGATGCGGTCGAGTTTCGGGACTGACTGGTGCAACTTGTAGATGTTGAATCGGTAGCCGCGAATCGACATCTCCTCCATGACATGCTCCGCGTCGGCCATTGCGCCAATGGTCTCCCAATAGACGCGGGAAGGTTGCCACTTCTTGACGAGGCGGAAGATTGCGTCTGTGCGCTCCGTGAGGTTGAGATGGTCTCTCACTCCGTCGAGAACATAGTAGTTCTTGTCCTGTCCCAGACCGACAACCCACATGACAGAGTAGTCCGAACCCTTCTTCTTGGCCGATGCGGTATCGACGAAGATGTAGCGGTTCATGGTGTTTATCTTCGGCTGGCGTCTGATGTCGTATGTCATGAACCAGTCGCGCTTGAACATGCACCCAGCCTTGGAGACTGGCGAGCAGTCGAGCAGGGCCGCCGCGTCAGCGGGGCCAAGGACGGCGCGGTTGCCGTCGTACCATTCTGGCGGGTGGAGTTCGGGGCAGAGGTAGTCCCATCCGTCTGGGCCGTCCTTGTGGGCGGGGAAGGAGAGTTCCTCGAACACGGGGAACTTCGAGTCTTCCTTCATGGCCTTTAGGATTCTGCCACGAACGTCGTCCACGTGCCACGGCGTAGCGCACACCACGATGATTGCGGCTGGAGGGTCTTGGCGCGTGAACACAGAGTTGGCAAATTCGTTCCACACCTTGTCGCGCTCGGACTTGGATTCGGCTTGCGCCCTCGTCTTGCAGTAGTCGTCGAGTACGATGAGGTTGCCGCCCTTGCCCGTGATGCCGCCAGTGATACCAGCGACGGAGACGATTCGCTTTGAACCCTTGACGCGCCAAGAGTTGATGGAGTTGTCCTTCGGGTCTGGACGCACGTCGGGGAACAAGAACTGGTATGCGTCCGAGTTCATGATGTTCTTGCAGTCCTTCGAGAACCCGGACACGAGGTCGTCGCCATAGCCTGACATGATAATGGACGGCATCATGTCGGCGTTGCGTCCGAGGAAGAACGCCGGAAGAGCGCGGGACACGATGTCAGACTTGCCGTGGCGGAAGGGTACGTCGATGAGCAGGTAGGTTGACTTGCCTTGCCTAAAATCCTCGACCGCCTTGGTGAGCCTGTCGCATATCGCCTTGGTGTGCCGTCCCACGATGAACGGCGTGGTTTTGGGCATCCACCACACCCACTGCATGAACGACAGCATGTTCGTCCGCGCCTGCCTTGCGAGCATCTCGACCCGCGCCAACTTCAACTGTTCCTCATTCATACGTCGAACCCTCCCATTGAATCCTTGAAGAAGCCGCGTCCAGCCTCCTTCATAATCTCCTCCATCTGCTTCTGCGACTTGACCTTCTCCGTGAGTTTGAGAATCTTCTTCTCGTATGCCTTGACCTTCTTGCGAAGTGACTGTGCCTCATCGTAGAGTGTACTCATGTTGTCGCTATCCCTTGCGGCATAGGCTCGAAGAAGACCATGCTCGCACGTCTCACAGTCGCCGCCCTTTTTGCAGACGCCGACGCAACAGAACTTGTCCTTGACGTAGCAGTACGTCGAAGGAAATATCATGTCGTCGCTACTCCACAACTTACGCCTCATCTTCCGCCTCCTTCATCATGGCCTTGCCAGTGGAATCAATGGGTGTCACGTCAATCACCTCGGCCTCCTGCTCCTTTGGGCCTTCGAGCGTCTTGGCTTGCCGACCGAGTTCAATCATCCTGTCGAGTTCTTCCTGCGACATCCCGGAGATTCGCTCTGGTATCTTGAGTTCGTGGGTGTGGTTCACGTTGACTGGCGAGTACCAGCCCTTCATCTTGCACAGTTCGCGCACCGCGTCAATCGGCTCGATGCTGTCGTCCTGCCCACGGATTGACTTCGACAGCAGGAGTTCAACCTCCTCCCTCGTGGCAACGGTGTCGCTCGCCGCACGGTTCAGCAGGTACTTGACGCGCCGCTGGATTTGCTCCGGCAGTCCGTCGAACTCCGTGTACGAAGGGTCGGTCAGTGGGTCGAGGACTTCGGCCACGGCCCTGCGTATGTCACCTCCGAGACGGACGATTGCCTGTGCGAACAGTTCCGCCTTTGGCGGAGAGAGCGGTTCCCTCGCCATCTTCAAGTCGTCCATCTGCGACACATCGGGGAACTTCGGTTCCTCCTTCGGCGGTCGCCCCCTTCGTCTGCGAAAGTCTGTCATGTCATCTCCTGTGCTTCTCGTAGTATTCGTTGACCGCCCGTACTATGAAGGCCGCGTCCTCCTCGCCGCTGTACACGGTGGCGACGATGCGCCCTTTCCTCTGCGGAGAGCGGAGCGTGACCTTGCGCGGCTTGCCGAATCTGTCCCGAAGGAAGTTCGGCGTCGGCGACTGCGCGACGAGAGAGAGCGGCGCGGGTTCGTCCGGCTCCGGCAGGGGAAAGAGCGTGTCCTGTTGCATCGTCACTCCTCCGCTGGCAGGTGTTCCTGCACACGACGCCAATACTTCTTCGTGCCGTACTTCTTCCAACCGTCGGGGCCGCCGTTGTGGATTCGCGCCAGCGTCTCCCATGTCGGGGTTCGGCCAGTCTGGTCGAGATACAACTTGGCGTAGTGTAGCCAGTATATCTCCATCATCCTCTCCGCCTTGCAACGGTCGAGCCTGTCTTCCCAGAGGAACGCCTCGTCCTTCGAGATGCGATTCACATCGTCGATGTACTTCTGCGTCAACTGATATACGTTCTTGCTCGTTTGCCCGTTGTTGGATTCGACCTGCGCTATGGCGGAGAACAGCGGGGCGAGAGCCACGCCAAAGAGTGTTGCGGCTGTCATAACTCCTCCTTCCCGTAGTTGTTCGAGTTGATTACATCGAACCAGACGTTCGTGTTGATGTAAATCCAAGGGTTGCACTCGCAGTGAAATTCATGCTGGCGCAACTTGTCGGAATGGAACTGAACACTGCACGGCTTCGCTCCGAGATAGTCAATCGGCGTAAGGATAATTGGCTTGTCGCACATCTTACAGCGACGGACGCTGATGCTGTCGAACTCATGCAGTGTCACCGAGTGGATGTACTGCGTCTCGACAGAGATGCCGAACGTGCCGTCGTTGTTCACGGTGACGCTTGGCTTCTGAACCATCAGCGCCATCACGAGATTTGTTATCACTGTTGCGAGTATCATATCAACCTCCACATCCTGCGTTGAACGGAACAGGCCAACCACGATAGTCGGCGTAGTATTTTGCGGCCTCAAGCGAGAGGTCGTGAATCTTGCGCACCGCTTCGTGCAACTGCTCCGCGTTCTTGTCCTCGTCTTCGCCTTGGTTGTGCAAGGCGGAGTGGATTGTCGATTCAATCTCTCGGAGTTTCTGACGCAATATGTCTGCCATCGTACCCATGTCAGTCCTCCCCTCTTGGCGGCGTCTTCCGCGTCAACTCCTCGACCTTCGAGCCGTCTGGCTTGGGCGACTTGATGAACCGCATGAAGAAGTCTCCTGCGGCAAAGAAGTTCTCGACCGCCTCAATCCTCTCCTGTTCGCTCATGTCGTCCCATGTGTACGCCTTGCCGTTCTTGAAGAAGGCCATGCCGAGGTTGTTCCCGCTCCGCCAGACGGATGCGACAAGCCCCGTGTTCGACCTCTCCGCTATCGCTTTCGCTGTGTTCTCTTCCATCTCCGTACTCCTGTTCTACAAGTCTTTCAGTCTTGAGGAAGCACCTCGCCTCCGCGAGAAACGCCTCCCTGTCCTTGACGTAAACCTTGGCTCCCCACTTCGGGAAGGCTATCGCCACCCACAAGTCCCAGTCCCTCGGTCTCTTTGCGAGGTCGCGCCAGTGCCTCTCGCATATTCGGAGCGTCGAGTTGTCCTCGTGGCTGTGAATCTTCAGCAACCGCCTTGACTTCCTCCCGCACCAGTTGCACGCCATCGGCTTGGCGAGGTCTGCGCGTCCCGTCATCTTCAAGCCCATAGGATTTCAAGTCCCTGTGGAGTTTGCGAATGTCCCTAAACATGCAGGAGAAGCATTGCGGAGAGCCACGCATACAGCACTTGCGGGTGCAGTATGCGTAGCCCTTGCACACCAACTTAACCATGTCCTTCAACACGGCTGAATCAGTGCGCATCACAACGCCCTCTGTGTCAAGGAGCCTCATGGTTTAGAATGGCATGTCGTCGCCGCCGTCGGCGTCACCGCCGCCCTGCTCTTCGCGCTGTCCGCGAGACTGCCACCTCGACTTGTCGTGCTGTGCCGACTGCGGATGCGCCTTCTCGTAGTCGCGCTCCTTCTGCGCGGCCTTTGACGTGGCCGCCCCGGTAGCCTTGAGCCTTGCGGTCTCGTCGTCCGGGTAGGTCAGTTCCGCCGTGTAGTAGGTGGAGCCGCTCTTGGCCGTCCGCTTCCACAGGCCGAGGTACATCACGATGCCGTCCACCATGATGGTTCCGTTCAGCACGGGAAGTTTCGGGTTGTCCTCCAACTTCTCCTTGTCAGTGACGAAGAGCCTTCCGCTCTTCTGGTTTGCTCTCTCATACTTCGCCATTGCGAGTTTCCTTTTGTGTTGTTTCCTGTTTCAGTTGAGCCTTGAGTTCCTCAATCTCCGCCTTGAGGGTTTCGATTTCGGTGTTCAAGGTTTCCTCCTCGTCGGAGATTTCAATCCGCACTCCGCGCTTGCCGTCCTCGACGGTGAACTTGCGCAGGTGCAGGTCGTAGATGAGGCCGTCGTCCTGTATCAGCCCCACGTAGGTCAAGCAGTCGAGCAGTCCCTTCGCCATGTTGTCAACGTCTGGTCGCGTTATCTTGGCGAGACGCTTGCTCCTGTTCTTCTTCGCCGTGTTCGACGGGTGCGGGAACATGAAGTCAATCTTGACGCGGATGCCAGTGGTGAACATCGAGTAAGTCCCAATGCCATCCCTGTCCCTGCGGTCTGCTATGTCTTGACGCAGATGCTTCACGTACTCGTCGAGCGCGGCCTTCTGCCTCTTCTTGATGAAGTGGTGGACGAATGGCCGACCCTTGTTGTTGTAGATGACACGCTCGCCCTTGTGCTGGACGGTGCAGACGGGCGGCGACATTGGAAGTGTGACCTCGTACTTCATGTGAAGTCCCTCTTCAAGTGCCGTCCGTGCCGCTTTATCTTGCGTTCGCAGACCTTGCACACTGCGATGTTGCCGCTCTTCGCATCGAACATCCGTCCGCACACGGGGCATTTCCTGTGTCGGCTACGCATCGTGAGGTTCTTCCCCACCTTGACATTCGACCTGACGAGCATACGTCACCTGTTGTCGCCACTGCCCTTGATGACCCCGCGCTCCGCCCTGTCCGCCAACTTCTTGACGTTCATGTCGGCTATCTCGTCGAGGCCGAATCCAAGGCAGGCGGCCAGCCTCGTGACGTACCAAAGCACGTCGCCGAGTTCCTTCGCTATCGCCTCGCGCTCCTCCGCCTTGAAGACGCCGGACTTGTCGCGGTACACCTTCTTGATTTTGTCGCAGGTCTCCCCAGCCTCCCCAGCCAAGCCGAGTGCGTACACCCAAGGCTTGCAGTTGTTGGGATAGCGGTCGGTTGACGCGGCCAACTTTCCATACTCTTCCATGTTCATAGCCATTTCCTCTTTGACTTTCCGTTCATGTGGACTGGGACGCACAACTGCTTCAGCCTGTCAACCACCCTGCCGCCGTAGCGGTCGAGCAGTTCGGGGCCGCGCAGGTTCGTCGTGATGAACAGACGCCCCCTGCCCCTGACGTGGTATCGGCAGATGAACTCCCCAACGATGTCCCTTTTGACGCCATACTCGTTCTTGATGTTCTCCGCACCAAGGTCGTCGAGTATGACGTTGCAGTCGCACATCTCGTCGAGCGATGACTGGTAGCCGCCGTGCTGGTCGAGCCATTCGACCGTCTCGGCGAGCGTGAGGTCGATGAACCTCGCGCCACCCATCTTGAGGCACTTGACGAAATGCGTCTTGCCACAGCCGTAGTCGCCGGAGATAATCATCCCCACGCGCCTCGGCTCCGTAATGCAGAACGCCTTGTGCGCCGCGTCGAGGAGAAGTCCGAAGTCCTCGCTTCCGCAGACCTCCGGGCTGAATCCGTTTCCTGTGACGATGCGCTCCAAGTCGTCCCTCCTGTTATAGAACAGACGCGGCTTCTGCTCTCTGGTCGGTTGTGCCTGTGCGGAAGTTTCCGGCGACGGTGCTTGACGCACGTCTCGGAGTAAATCCTGCATGGCCTGTTCCAGCGGTAGTGCCATCTCTACTCCTTTCCCAAGTGCGGACGGCGGCCTGCCAGTCCTTCATCTTGTTCTTCCCGATGCACCACCCCTTTGCCTCGTAGAAGTCCACGAACGTCTGCGGGTCAACCGAGTTGCCCCTTGCCTTGCAGTAGGCGGCAACCTCTTCGACCGACGGCTTCACGAACTCCGAACGCGCGGGGGGTTTGGGGGGTTTAATAATAACTTCTTTGCTCTCTTCTTTTATAGGGGGTGTGGGGGAACCCTTTTCTTCTCTCCTTTCTTGCGGCATCGTGAGATTATCGTGAGATGGTCTCACGACCTCTGCGGCTCTCGCGGCCCCGACCTGTCGGGCAGACTGCGACTGCTTCTGCCTCCGCTTGAACGCCACATGGATTTCAGTAGCGCATCGTGCCACTGCTTCTGCCGCCGCCTCTTCTCGTCCCTCTGTCAGCGGCGAACCGCCGAGGTCGAAGAACATGGCGTAGGCTCTGGCGAGAATCCTTGTCCTCGCCTCGTCGTTCATCGTGTTCAGCATAAGCGTCACGCGGTCGCTGATGACGAACCCGTTGGCCGCCTCGCTGTATGCAGACATGGCTCTTGCTCCTTTCATTGTCAGTTGAACTTTGCGTACTTCTTGACGGGGACGTACCTGTTCTCCGCCACACTCCACCTGTACGCCTTGCGGTGGAACTCGCAGGACTTGCGCAACGAACGGGCAATCCCCGCGTCCTGCCTGTCGATTAGGAACGGGTAGAGCCGTTCAATCGTGAGCAGAAGCGCGGGGCTTGACCGCCTCATGTGGAGAACACGGTAGAGGTGGCTGTACTCGACGCCAAGTTTCTCGGCGACGACGACATACGACGACTGTGTTCTCCGTTGCATCAGCGCACCCGCTCCAGTTTCTCGACGACGCCAGCCTCGTAGAACGGGGAGACGACCGTCTCGGCGGTCTCGACCGATTCGTCCTTGGACTTCAACTTCATGCCAGTGGCCTGAAGGAGTTTCATCGCGTCGTTCTTCTTGATGGAACACTTGGCGAAGATGGTCTCCGAACTGACACCACGTTCGTGGAGCGTGTCGATGAGTGCGAGCATCATGTCGTTGCGCAACTTTGACGCGCCGTTCTGCTCGCGGATTGCGTAGCACACGTCCCCGCTGTCCAACATCTTGCCGTCGGCCTTGGCGATTTCCGCCTTGCACTCCTCCCTCGCCTTGTCGAGAACCCCCGACAACTGTTCGATGAGGACGAGCCTGTGCGGTACGTCGAGGACGCCAAGCCGTCCGCCTTCCACGATTTCAATCTGCTCGTCTGTTGCGGGGCAGAAGGTGGAGTGGCGGCAATACTTGCACCACTCGGACGGCGTGTGCTGTGCGGTCTCGGCGTGCTTCCGCTCGTTGACGATTGTCTCGCCAGCCGTGAGGCAGTCGAAGAGGGTGGTCGAAAGCCGCTCGTGCTTGAATGTTCCGCCAAGCAGGAGGTGCAGTTCCACCTTCGTCTTCATCTCCGTCACGCCAAGCATCGAGGCCACGCCAAGAGCGTAGCCCTTCAACTGCGGGAACTGGTCGCAACCCATTCCGCGTCCCATAGACTTGAAGTCATAGACGTGGATTACCCTGCCAGCGGCGGGGTCAGTCCTGTCCGTGCCGATGAAGAACACGTCAACCGTGCCATAGATTCCGGCGAGCGGCTTGCTGATGTTGTCGCGTATCTCGACCATCTCCTCGGTGTAGAGGATTTCGTCTCCGGCGTCTTCGAGGATTTCCTTGGCCGCCCACGACACTGCGCGGTCAGCCATGTCCGTCTCGTCAAGCACCAGTTCCCTGTCTTGGTTGAGAAGGCGGCACAACTTGTCGTGCTGTGCAGAACCCTTCTCCGCCGCCGCGCTGTGTTCCACGCCGTCAAAGTGCGGACACACCGCCCACGGCGTCCAGCGGGACATACCCATCTTGTGATGTACGCTCATTGTCTCATCTCCATTGTTTCATTTTCTCATCAACCTTGAACGACAGGCAGGTTGTGTCCGTGGGGTAGGGACGCTTGCCCCTTTCCCCACGGTCGCCGTAGCGTTCGGCGTTCCAGCAGGTCGTTCGCTTGGCGCAGTATGCGCATGACGTGTACTCTGTGTGAGCCTTTGCCACGGTGTCTCCCCATTAGAACGGGATGTCCGATTGCAGGTCTTTGACCGCCTCCGCCAACTTGTCCCAGTCGGCGTCGGTGTAGTCCTGCGCCTTCTTCTCCTTGCCGATGACGGCGATGCGGAGATTGTTGAAGCCCTCCTTCAACTGCTCCTTGTCAACGCCCTCGTTGGCGGGGTGGTCGCAGTACGCCTTCCACACCTCCTTGTACTTGGGGTTGACCTCCTTCTTGGCGGTCTGCACCGCCGCCGCGACGGGGTTGCGCTTCACCTCCGGCTGTCCGCCGCCCTTGCCGTGGTCGTTCGTGGCGTCGCTGTCCTTCGTGTCGTCGATGCAGAACATCCCGTTGAGGGCGTATTTGCGAGCGTAGGAACTTGCGGCTCCAGTGACCTGCGAACCGTCCATGCCCTTCTTCTCTTCCTCCTCACGGGCGAACGCCGTCGTGGTGATGGGGGCTGAATCGGGATGGCTGGCGTCGTGGAACTCGACCGTCGCCTTGACGTAGATGCGGGGGCCGACCATAACGATGTCGTCCCAAATCTTGACGTAGGCTCCGACCTTGTGGACGAGAGGCTTGACCGCCTCAAGGATGTCTTCGGCACTGCGGTAGTTGTAGTTGCCGAACTTGTTGCGCTGGTTCTTCGGGGCCTTCAGCACCGACTGCACCAGCACCAACTTGTCGTGGATGGAGAGTTTGCTGATGTCAACCGCTCCGTCCTGCTTCTTCTCTTCAGGCATTTCGCTTTTCCTTTCGTGTTGTCTTGTCGGGTTAAATGTGATTGCGCCAGTCCCCTCCAGCCTCCACGACTGACGCAATCACCGTGCGTTTTGGGTTGGGAAATCCTTACGCCTCCATCACCTTGAGGGCGGGGACGAACAGGCCGCGCCACTTCATGCCGTCGCCGATGTCCTGCAACTCAAGGCGGACAAGGGCGTAGGCGTTGGTGAGGCCGAGGTTCTGCGTGTACGCCTCGTAGCACGACCACATGGCGAACATCGCCTCCATGTTGGCGCGGCGGCCGATGTAGCGGACGCCCTTCTTGTCGGGAAGGAACAAGCCGGGGGCGCACTGCTCCGGCTTCGGCATGACGAACTCGCTGTCGCTCTTCGTGGAAGTCTCAAGCGAGAGGAGAAGGTTGCCGTTGTCGCAACGCTTCACGCTGACGCCGTATGTCTGCGCCATTCCGAGTTCATTGTTGCCGATGCTGACGAGCATACCCTTTGCGGATAGCAGGTCGCGCACCGCCTCCTCCTTGTCGAGGACGACGGTCTTGCCGTCCTTCTCGCGGATTACGTCGCCGCTCTTCACGGGACGCTCCTTGCCCTCCGCATCAACGATGGTGGGCAGTCCGCCCTTGTTCCCCTCGTCCGCCGTGGGCTTGGGGTTAGTGGGCTTTTTCGCACTCTTTTTGTCGGACATTTTGTGTCTCCTTTTTCGTGTTTTGTTTCTGGTGTCTGGTTAGACCTACGCCGCGAATTATACCAAAAAACTTGCGGCAAGGTCAAGGGGGTTTGTGAAAAAATTTTCAGAAGATTTGTCAGAAGATTTTACCGATGTTTCTCCTCCCTTCTCGCAAGTCTCTTGCGAATCATCTTCAACATTCTGGCGTCGATGTGACACCAGTTCTTGTTGCCGTTCGCCCATGTAATCATCAGCGCATACTGCCCAGACCTTGGGCGGACTGCAAGGCGCGAGGCATCGCAGTACCCGAAGCCAGCGGCACAGTACAGCGCGTCGTCAAGGTTCCACAGCAAGCACGAATCGTACAGTTCGTAGATGAACAGTTCGGGGTTCAACTCTTCAAGCGTCATCCTCCCGTTCCTCCTGTTGTTCTGGTTCTGGGTTCAGCCGACAACCCCCTGCGAAGCACTCGCCACGCACGTTGTCAAGGCATCCTTGGTATGGACACGGATGGCTCATCTCGAACCTCCCGTGTACGTCACGCAGGCCGTCAGCGTAGCCGCCGCCAGCCAGTACACCGCCATGCGCCAGTCGCACTTGACGGCATACGGCACTGCCGCACACACGTCAAGAGTAATCAGCACCGTCGGGAATATCCATTCTGGTTTCATGTTCATCCCTTCTGGCCTATGTCTGCGAGAACCGTTGCGACCTGCCTCCCGCTCATGGAGCAGAACTCTGCTTGGCATCTCGCAAGCACGATGGCCGTGCCGTGAATCTTCAACCTGTCGCCAACCATGCTCCTCTTGGCGAGGAGCGATGTGGCAACCCTGTTGACGGGCGCATCGTTGCGGCGTGCGTTGTCGTCCACGACAATCACCACCTTGCGTCCGCCGTCGGTGAGCGTGCCGTCGTCGAGCCAGACGGGTGCTGGAACCACGCCGTCCGTCACGTCGGAGCCAGCGAGCATGACCCGCAACACCTTGTCGATGTCGAGGCCAGCCCTCGTGTGGACTTCGACGCGCTTGGCGTTTCCGTCCACGTCAATCTTCACCACGTTTGTCATCAGCATGCTTGCCCTCCTCCTGCTTTATCAGGATAATCAGTTCCGTCATGGCCTTCGCTATCTCCTGCAAACTCTTGGCCGCAGAGATGATGGCGTGAGCCGCCTGCATTTCGATGTTAGTCATGTCGCCTCCTGTTTAGTAGTCATCGTCATCGTCCCAGTCATCGTCGTCGAAGTCCTCCTCATCTTCACTTACGTCCCCCCCCCCGTCCTTGGCGTCGTCCTTGCGTTCGCCCGTCAAGAACTTTATCTTGTTGTTGATGAGGTCGATGAGCCATGACCTCGCCTCGCTGACGCTGTACATCTTTGGCATCACCAAGGCGCACTTCTGCTCCTCCTCGCACAGGCCAATCTCGTCAAGTTTTGGTTCGCGGGAGTAGCCGAGGCAACTGTCGAGCCGCCTGCCTTCCTCCTCTCCGAGTTTGACCCACGACCTGAACACGCCATTGCGGAACACGGCGTCGTTCCCGCAGATGAAGTTTATCATGCCGAGGTCGGAGAACTCGTCGCTGTCCTTCAACTTGATGACTACCTGCCCGTGGTCGTCCGGCCCGTTGGGGTTGACGAGCAGGCCAGTTGAACTTGCCACGCCCCACAACTCCACGCCAATGCCGAGCGATTCGAGTATCTCCGTGAGCGTCACGGCCGCCGCACCGCACACGGCCAACTCGCTTGCGTCACGGCCACACGAACCGCCGAACCCCATGTAAACGCGGACGACGCGCTTGGTTGCGATGCAACGCCTCACGCCGCACCAGAACTTCTCCTGTCCGTCGAGGTATCTGCCGATGTCGATGATGTCGCCCTCCTCCATCCTCTGCTTGAACTCCCACCGTGCCTCGGTGAAGTCGGCGCAGTTGATTTCGGACATGATGCCAGCGGTCAGCGACGCCTCCTTGTTCACGTCGTGGTTGCGGAACCTCCGCTTGACGGTCTCCCACGAACCGTGGAATCCGCCACGCGCCTCCTCAAGCGTCTGCCATTGGCTCTCGTTTGACGGATGCTTGAACTCCTTGGGTCGCTCGTCGGCGTAGTCGATGAACTCCGCAACGGAGTTGAAGAACTTGCTGTACATCTGCCTTGCCATGCGTACCTCCTTCTTGCTTGTCTTGATTATAATACTTGCTCTTGACTTGCGTCAAGACTTGCAGTCCGGGGTTTACATATAACATATTACGTAGGTAATATGTTATATGTAATTCCCCCTTCACCCCTACGCCTTCATGTTGAAGTTGAGGGCGGTGCTGATGCCCTGCTTCTCGGCGTCAGTCCAGCCGACCGTGAACCTATCCTTGACGAACCTGTCCGTCGCCCCGTTCAGCAACCACCTCACGGCGTTCACCACGAAGCGGGTCGAGCAGATGCGGCGGAAGCGGTTGGCCTTGATGCCGTCGCGCACCCTCTTGACGAACCCCTGCACCCACTCCCTCTGGGGCTTGGGCAGGATGTTCGCAATCTTCGTCTCCAACTTCACGTCGTAGTCAACCTCGATGGTCGAGCAGACGAAGCGGTCGAGCGTCGCCGCGTCAAGACGGGAGCGTCCCACGTACATGGCGTCGGGGCCAGTGCCGTAGGTGTTCGCCGTGCAGACGATAACCGTGTCCTTGTGGCGGCGGATGAGGCCTTCGGGCGTGGCGAACGTGCCGTTGGCTATCGCCGTGTTCAACTTCACCAGCATCGACGCATCGGCGTTGTCGATTTCGTCGAACAGGATGAGGCCGCCCTCGGCAAAGACGCGCACCACCTCGGAGCGGTGGAACACTCCGTTGATGTCGCACCGCCCCACCATCTCCGCGCTTGTCGTGTCGGGCGAGAAGGAAATCTGGGCGAAGTGTTCGTTGAACTTGAAGTCGTCCTTGGGAACCTTGTACAGTTCCACGGCGGCGTCCATAGCCAGCGTTGACTTGCCCGTACCAGCGGGGCCTACGAGGTAGGCGATGCCCGTCACCCGCAGGGTGTTGAGCAAGTCCTCCGTCTTGTAGTGCTTGAGGTTCTTCATCTCCTCCTCTTCCCGCTTCCTGCGCTCCTCCTCCTCGCGCCTCTTGCGTGCCTCCTCCTGCTTCTTGCGGAGTTCGGCAAGTTCCTTGCGGAGTTTCTCCGCCTCCTGTTGCTTGCGCTTCATCTCCGCTTCTGCGGCCTCGGCCTCCCTCGCACGCTTGGCGAGTTCGTCTTCCTTCTGACGCGCCTCGGCGTCGCCGTCGTCGCCGAACAGTTCCTTCCACAAGTCCTCGCGCTTCTTGCCGCCGTCGCCTTCCTTGGCGTCGGGGGTTGGCGTGGGCTTGCCCTGCTCGTCGGGAATCGGCATGGGTTGTGGCCCATCCGGGTATGGCTTGCCAGTGTCGGGGTCGGTCGGAGAATCCTCTTGGCCTCCACCCTGCTCGCCTCCACCCTGCTCGCCACCCTGACCGTCGTCGTCCTGCCTTGGCGTGTCGCCGGGTTCGCCCTGCTCGGAGCCGGGGCTTGGCGTGTCGCCCTTGTCGTCGGTCTCTACGGGAGTGTCGCCGGAACCGGGCTGGCCCTCCTCGCTTCCGCCAAGTCCACCACCCTCACGGGCGGTGTCGCCGCTCGTGTCGCGCTTCCCGGCACGAAGGTCAGTCCTCGCACCAGCGTCGTCGGTCACGACACGGTTGGCGTCGTTGGCGTGGGCCTCCAGCAGGGAGATGATGTCGTTCGCTCCGACCTTGTGGCCGAGGCGACGAGCCTCCTCGCGGAGTTCCGCCCTGTACTGCGCAAAGTTCCCCGGCAGGTACTTGGCGCGCAACGCCTTGATTTGGGATTCAGTCATGTGTTTACCTCGCTTTCGTTTATGGTTGTCAACTGTCGCACCGACTGTTTAGTACGACCCGTTGATGTTGGTTATTATCTTCTCGCAGTCATCGTCGTCCACCCAGACGGCGACGCCGCTTGTGAGTACGACATACCATCTTGCACCCGCCTTGTACAGGCGTTCGGCTGTCCGAGCCTCGGCAGACACGGGTGATGTAGTAGATGTTCAGCCACACTTTCGTGACGACTGGAGTGCCATCCTCCAGTGCGTCAATCGAGTTGACCTGCACAAGGTACGGCTCCCTTGCATCGCCCATGTCAGACGCCCTCGACTTGGGTGAATCCCTCGGCCACGAGGAAGTCAGCCACGTTGAAGTTAGCCGCCTTCTTGAGCGAGATGTACCACACGCCGCTCACCCTCGACCACCTAAAGCCGTGGGTCTTCAACTTGTTGCGCATCTCCTCGCTCGGACGCTTCTCGAACGAGAGTTCGATTCCGCCGTGCGCCTTGTTGGTGCGCCACACCTTCTCGCCAAACCCCTTGCCAGCGGGGACGCGCTGTCCCTTCTGCTTTACGACGAGTTTGCACTTGTCCTTGCACCCCGCCATCTCAATCATGGCCTCGACATAGGGCTTGTCGTCCTCCGTGCAGGTCACGATTGCGTACCGCTTGGCGCAGTCGATGACGTTGACCGCGCCGTTGCGGGTCTGGCTGGGCTTCTCGACTATCTCGTAGCCGAGGTTGGTCTGGATGAGCGTGGTGATTGCCAATGCCACGTTCTCTGTTGTCGTGTCACTCATGTGTTCCTCCTTCTTGTTTACTTGCTCCTGTTCTTCGCCGCCTTGAACCGCTCGTAGAGGTCGCCCCCTCCGAGGTAGTCAGCGAACGCCTTGAGGTGTCGCGCCGTCGTATTGCTTCCGCCTTCGGGACGGGATACCAGTACACCGCAGTGGTTGACGGCTCATACGCCGCGACAATCTGCGAGTAGGACGAGAGGAACACAGCCTTGTTCCCCCGCCCGTCGAAGTACGTCTCGATTGCGAACGCCTTTCCGTTGCAACCGAGGTCGTGAACCTTCGGAATCTGAATCGGGAATATCATACGAACCTCCTATCCGTTGTACCCTATTTCAGTGTTGAACATCTTGGCGATTTCCTGCGCCTTGCACTTCGTCAAGTTCTTCTTGATGAAGGTACGCTCCCCATTCGGGGAGCATACCGTGAGGATGACCGCCCAGCCTGTCCGACCCGCACTGAATCGAACCGCTTGGTAGGACATGGCTTACCACTCCTCCGCCGACTTCGGCGCGTCAACCTCTGGGGCGTCTGGCTTTCTGAAGTCCATCATGTGTTCCTGCATGTACTTCAGCACCTCGTCCTTGGACTTGCCCTCTTTGATGAGTTCGTCCATCTTGGCCTCGTCCTTGGCGATGTCCCAGCCCATCTTCTCGGCGGATTCACGCGACTGCTTGGCGAGTTCCTTGAGCGAGACGGGAATCTTTGGCGCATTGGCGACCTCTTTCGCAATGCCGATGGCCGCCGCAATCATGCAGGCGTCCATCTTGTTCAGGCAGATGGCGGCGAGGTGCGGGGTGACTGGCGTCTTCTCGCCCTTGCCGATGACGACATGGTACTTGTCGTACTCCGTGCCGTCAAGCGTCTTGACGTAGAATGGAACCGCGTCGCCTCCCTTGAACGTCTCGTCCGCAATCTCGAACTCGACCTCGTGACCTTCTATTGTCTGCTTCTGCATTTGTGTTTCCTCCTTGTGTGTTTTCGTTTGTGTTTGCCAGTCCCGACACCCGTCAGAACTGGAGATTGTTGATGAGTTCCACCACCTCGTCGAACTTCGCGCCAAGGGCGACGCGCAACTCGATGTCCTCGCAGGCCTTGCTACGCTTCGCGTCAAGTTCCTCAAGGTCGGCGCGCAGGTTGTCAAGCCGCTTGACCGCCCTGTCACTCTTGTCACGCACCGCCTCAAGCCTCTCGGCGGCGTCACCCTTGATGCAGGCCTCGCCACCACTACTGCTGATGAGGTTCTCGACAGTGTAGGAGTAGGACGAGTAGTTGAGGCCGAACTTCAAGCCGTGGTTCTTGAGTATGCGAGCCACATTTTTGTCGAAGTTGTCGAACTCCTCCTTGATGAGCGCGACTGCCTTCGCCTTCATCTTGTCGGCTTCCGCGTCAAGGCAGTTGGAGAGTTTTTCAATCTCCACAGCCAGCGCATCCCTCTTGTCCTGCGACTTTTCGAGAATCTTCTTGCGCAGTAGTTCCCGCGTCGCTTCCGTAATCCTTGCCATGTTGTTTCCTCCTTGTGTGTTTGTGTGTTGTGTTGTTTACCTGACGACGGAAAGCAACTCTGCCTCCATCGCCTCCAATTCCATGAGCCGCCGCTGTTCGTTCTCGATGTGAGTGCGCTTGTACGCAATCAGACCTTGAACGTACTGCAACGTCTTGACCGTGGGAGTGCGGCGCACGTCCCTCGCAAGTCTTCTCATATGTGCTGGCATTACTTGACCTCCTCGCTTGTGATTTCCCGTTTGTAGTCCATGTCCCCGTAGTCGGAGACGCCAACGCTTGATTCCGCGTCAAACAACTTGTCGCCACGATTGGCAACCTCCTCCGCCCACTCGTTCGCGTTCTCGTAGTCCACCCCTTCGGGCAGTTCCACGACTACCTGCTTCGTGTAGGTTTCGGTGATGGTGAATTTCGCCTTCATGGTATCGTGAGACTATCGTGAGATAATCGTGAGATGGTTTTCACCCCCTCACACTCCCCCTATAATATAATAACACATAATATTATTTACTCTAAGGGGGTTTAAGGGGGATGAAAAGCATCGTGAGATTATCGTGAGATAGTCGTGAGATTTTACCACGCCATGAGCCAGCCGACGAACACCTTGCAGAGTGCCGCCACGCCAGCCGCAATCGGGAAGCCGACCGCTATCCCGCACCACATCCCGTTGATGAATCCGGCCCCGTATTGACGCTCGTTCCACGTCAACTTGCGGCCCTCGCGCTTCTTCCTCGGCTTCTTCGGGAGCGTCGGAACGGGTATCTCCTCCGGCGGTGGCGGAAGGCCGATGTTCTCCGCTATCTGCTCCATGCTCATATCGCGCACCCTCCCACCATGTGCCTCAAGGCAAGTATTGCCACAGTCAACTGCGCACAGTTCAAGAGCAGGTTGTGCGTCCTCACGCACACCTCTCCACCTCTGTCGCGCCTGTTCTGGTACTCCTTCGCCTTGGCTCTCAAGGCGTTGCGCTTCTCCGTCAACGCCGCGATAGCCTGTCCGATGGCATATCGTGCCATGTCATACCTCGCTTTCTTTTGCTGGTTGTTTGCTTGTTTCGCCCTACTGGGGCATCGTCAGTCACGCGCTTTTTAGCGTGAGACAAGCGTTTTTTCCGCGTCAAAAACACGGAAGACACGCGTCAAGGGGCTTTTTACACTCCTTGACGCGCGTCAACCGCTTTTCATGCTCAACCTTGGACGCATTTTGGACAATTACGCGGCCTTCTTCATTTCCTCAATCATGCGCTTGAGGGTCGCAACCTCGTCTTCGAGTTCCGCCTTTGTGGGCTTGCGCTTCTCCTCGCCACCCTCGCCCTCGTCCTTCGCGCTCGCCTTGCCGAACTTCTCGCGGTATTTCAGCCCAGCCGCGACCGCCTCTTCCCGCGTCTTGAACTCGCCGCGTATCTTCATTCCGTACTCGTACCCCACGTCGGACACGAGACGCAACCCCTTGCCGTCCTTGCATGAGACAAGCACGGACCATGCCCCCACCTTGCGGTCGTGCAAGTCCTTGAGCGTGCCTACCGCGCCCCTCGACTGCACCCTAAAGTACGCCACTTCGGGCAGTTTGTTGTAGTTCACCTTCGACGCTTCGCCCATTTGGGTGCAGTTGTCCACGGTGCTGTTCTCGTTGTATGTCGGCATAGTATGCCTCTCTTTCTGTTTTTCGTGTTTCGCCGTTCTGCGGCTCGTCAGTCATGCGCTTTTGAGCATGAGACACGAAACACGGCGCAATCATGGACGACTTGCGCCGTGTCGGGTATTCTCCCCTGAAAACGAGAGTTTACGCGCCGCCTTGCCGGACGTGTTTGGAGTGTAGAGAGCATATCCGACCCGAGGGACAATATACTTGAAATGTCGCTACACTCCGCGCCCTGCAACTTGACGCGCTTCCCATTTTCCGCCTGCATAGGTTATTCGTCGCGCCTATGGTGTGCAATGCACCCATTTTTCGCTATTCCCTACGCTGTCGCATATGCTATCATCGCTTGCGTGGCTATTCCAAGCCGCACCGCTCTTCCATATGCGCACCCCCATCGCTTGCGCTTTCATTCGCCGCGCAAGTAGCACCATTCCGCGTATGCAAGCACCCTTTTCGGGTGAGTTTCGTATGCTTGCCGCGTTGCGTTCGCCGTTGTCGATTTCCGCGCATTGTGCCGCGTTTCGGCGTTCGCGTTTCAGTTGTCAAAGAGCGATGTTCGGCGAACCGAACGCCTATGTAAATCAATGCAAACAAATCCGCTCACCCATCGCCACACCCCCGTTTTTATTGGAGTTTTCGCACATTCAACATTTTTTCACGTGGAGCATTCAGCGCAAAACCTCGGCTCCGGCGCGGTGTCACATAGCGACGAATTTCGGCGTATGGAATAACGCGCAACGCGTCACACGCACACGCCACGCACCCACGCGACGCACGCCAGCGCACACGAGCGCACGCCAACGCGCCAACGCACACGCGCCAACGCACGCACACACACGTGCGCCCACACACGAGCGCACACACGCGTCACGCACGCACGCACACGCATGCACGCACGCGCGAGGGCCCCCCGCCGACCCCCTCGACGCCAATCGGGAACCGTCGGCACTTCTGCGCGCGCTCCAAGTGCAATGCAATCGTCGCGTCTGCATTCGTGTTTGGCGTGGAGCGAGCGATGCAAAGCGAGGGGTGACGAATCAGAAGCGAATAACACAGGGGACGAGGTGACTGCGAAGCGTAATGAATGGGGGTATTATAGGGGGGCAAGGTATTGTTTGTCAAGTAAAAAAAATCTACAAGGGTTGTTGATAAGGGTGATGGTGGAGAGTTTTGGGGTGGGTGGGCTGAAAAAATATAAAATAAGATGTGGAAATTTTTTTGGCGTGCGAATTGATTTTGGCGTGTGAGGTGTGGTATAATTTGCGGCGTTCGCGGCACTCGGTATGCGAGGGTGGACTAGGCCGCCCGTAGCACGGGGTGGTAGCCGGGGGAGGTGGACTTGATAGCCGGGCGTTTGTTCTTCATTGGCCCGGTGAAGTTGGAAGCCGACCCTGCCGGGTGCCTGCGGACTTGAAAAAAGTTTTTGGGAGGGGTATTGACTTTGCGGATGGGTTGTGGTATATTACGCGTTGTTGACGGGGCATAGTGCCTTGTCGCGGACAACTTAAAACAGGAGAAGGTCATGGGCGGACATTCGAGTGGGCCGAGTGCTTATGAGATTCAGGCGCAACAGAAGGCGGCTGAAGAGGCGGAGGCGAAGCGAATCGCGGAGGAGAAGGCGAGGGAAGTCGCCAAGGCCAATGCGAACGCGGCCAACGCGGAGACCACGGGCGGCGAAGGCTCGAAGATGGACGGCGCGTTGAGCAAGGTGAAGCAGAAGAAGGGCGCGACGCTTGCTGGAGAGGGCGCGCAGACCTTCGGTGCGAACGGCAACCTCGGAGGTTAAGTCGTCATGGGGATGACTGCGGCACTTGTGACTATGGCCGTCGGCACTGCGGTTGCGGCAGGCGCGGGGGTTTACTCCGCAGTCGATTCGCATCAGGCGGCGAAGGCGAGCGAGAAGGCGGCGAAGGAGAACGCCCTTGCGCAGGCCGGAATACAGGGTGCGGCGGCGGCCAAGGAGGACGCGCTCCGTCAGGCGGCGGAGGCTGGAAAGGCGAAGGAGGCGCAGAACCTCGACGCCATGAACCTTGAGAAGAAGAAGAAGCGCGGCGTCAAGAGTTCGTACACTGCGACTGGTGCTGGCGCGGGTAATCTTGCTGGTACTACGCTGACGCCTATTGGCGGTGGCGAGGGTTCTACTGCGATAGCGGCGGTGTGAAGATGAGGAAACTGGTTGCCATAGTTGCGCTTGCGTTGGCGTGCGGTGGTTGCATGAACTGCTACTTCCGCGCTCCGTGGACGCGAGGAAAGATTGAAGGTTGCTACCAGTCAACGGGGTACATGGCCGGGATGACGGTGATTGCGTCGTTCCCGCAGTGCATGAGCGACTGTCCGGGAGACGGCGGGTTCCGCTTGGAGAACTGCTTTACAATACCGTTCCTCGGACTTCCGTGCCTTGTTGACACCGCTTGCGAGGCGTGCCTCGACACCGTTTTTCTTCCGGCGGACTGGATAATCTCCGAAGTCAGGGAGGAGGACTGACATGGGCGGCATGGCGAACGAGATTAGGAAGCGTTGCGAGGCCACGGTCAAGCCGATGGTTCAGGAGTTCGACGACATCAAGGGCGAACTGCGCGACATAGCGGAGAACATCTACCCGCTCGCCAAGAGGACGCTGGCCGAGGAGGTCGAGCAGGTGGGCCACAGGTCGGAGAAGCACAACGACGACAAGGTTCTGAACACTACGCCGTTCGAGGCGTTGAGGAAGGGTAGCGCGGGGTTCTTGGTGAACCTCATGAACCCGGCGATGAAGTGGTTTCACCTTGAGCCGTTCAGGTGGGCGGCGGAGAATCAGGAGGAGGACGACGGCCAGTCCTCGACGAGCGAGTACCTTGAGAGGCTTGAGGGCTTCATCTTCGACATGATGTCGAAGGGCGGCAGTTATAAGGCCTACAAGAAGATGTTTGAGCATCTGCTGTCGTTCGGGTTCGGTTGCATCATCGTGAGGGAAGACCCGAAGTTCGTGGCGGTGGCGGAGTGCCTGCCAGTCGGGACGTATGCTCTTGGCGTGGACGACAGGGGCAAGGTCATCCGCGTCAACCGCAGGTTTGCGATGACGGCGGAGGAACTCGTGAGGGAGTTCGGAGGCGGGGAGAAGGGCCTTGACGCGCTCCCGCAGGACGTGATTTCGGCTTGGAAGAACGGGAACAACGGCAAGGACGGCAACTACGTGGTCGAGTGCCTCATAGAGCCTAACACGCCGACGTTCGCGTGCGGTAGCAACGAGAAGTTGGACTACGGAATCCCGAAGTCTATGGAGTACAGGAGCATCTACTGGCTCAAGGGCCGTAGCGGTATCGGCACAACGACGGACGGGTACTCCGGGGTGCTTCGCGTCAGCGGCTATCGGTTCAATCCCATCGTCGCGCCAAGGCTCGACTGCGAGTTGGGCGGCATCTACGGCAGGGGCAGGGGGCATGACGCGCTCAACTCGTGCCGCGCTTTGCAGGCGTTGATGTTCGACGAACTTGAAATCTCCAGCAACCGCGCCGAGCCGCCGTTGCTCGCGTCAAACGACTTGAGGGAAGAGGGCCTCGACCTGTCTCGCGGAGCGGTGACGTACACCAACATGGGCGAGCAGAGGTCTGACCTCGTGACGCCGATTCTCACCAACCCGCCGACGAGCGACGAGACGCGCAAGACGGCGATGGAGTTCGAGCAGAGAATCAAGGAGTGCTTCTTCCTCGGCGAGTTCGCCACCATTGATTCGCTCAAGATGGTGAACGCGGGGGACAAGAGGACTGCGGCGGAGATTGAGGCGTTGAAGAGCGAGAACATGCTCCAGTTGGGCGGCATCGTCCTGAACCTCGAAGACGAACTCCTCGACCCGGTTGTGAACGTCTTTGTCGCGTATGCGCTCAAGAGCAAGATTGTGAAGTTGAACGGCGAGGTTCCGAAGTTCGCAAAGGGCGAACTCGTGCCGCGCTACATCGGCAACTTGCAGTTGGCGCAGAGGACGCAGGAACTGGCTTCGATGGACGGCTCGCTGAACTTTGCAATGGGAATAGCGGGGAACGGAACGAAACTCAATATCCCCGCCGCCGCGCAGGTTCTCGACAACTTCGACTTCGACAAGATTGTCCGCGCTCGCCACAAGATTGTCGGCGCAAGCGACACCGGGCTTCTGTCGGGCGAGCAGGTTGGCAAGATTCGCGGCGAACGCCAGAGGCAGATGCAGGCGGCGCAGGACGAGCAGGAGAAGGCTCGTCAGGCGGAGATTGAACTCCAGAAGATGAAGGCCGCCGCGCAGAGCGGAAGGGCGATGGAGAGCCAGATGAGGGCAGGGCAGTTGGGCGGCGACATGGTTGCCGCGATGGGAGGATATGACTGATGGCTGGGCGTGACAGGACAAGCCTTCTCGAAAGGGCGGACGAGCAGTTGAAGGCGGAGCAGGAGCGGACGCGGTTGCGCGACCGCGCCAACTCGCTCCTGTCCTACGAGCCGTTCGTCGATTGGGCCGGGGAACTCATGGCGAATGTCGGGTTCTTCGGCGAGGGCAGGGAACTGACGCCCTACCAGCAGGGATGTCGCGGACGCATCGTGCAGGAAATCGAGAAACTGTGCGAGCAGGGCGACAACGGAGCGGATTTCTTGGCGCGGGTCTTCAAGGAGAAGGTGCTTGCGCCAAGGACACGGAAACAATAAAGGCACGGAGAAAAATCATGAACAGACTATTCGGATTCGGAGGTGGCTATGGCGTCAACTTCCTCATGGCCCCGGAAGGGGGAGCGGGAGGAGAAGGCGGTGGAGGCGGCGGCGGCTCTGCTGGGACTGGCGGTGGCGGTTCTGGTGGTGGCGGCGCAGGCGGTGACGGTGGTGCGGGAGGCACTGGCGGAGGAGAAGGCGGTGCAGGCACTGGCGGTGGCGGCGGCACGTTCAGCGGACAGGGCGGCGAAGGCGGCGGAGCCGGAGACGCCACGAAGGGCGGTGCGCTCGGAGGGGCCGGAAACGGCGGAGCCGGGGCAGGCGAAATCGACTGGGACAAGATTACCGACGACGAATACTTCGGCAAGGTAGAACTCCCCACGGTCGAGGGCGTCAACATCAACGCCGACCACATCAAGAAGACCTACGGTGAGTTCCTGCGCAAGCACCACATCTCGCCGGAGGCCGTCAAGGACTACCTCGCAATGGAGGGGGCCACGTTCAAGAAGGCCTACGACGCCGCCAAGGAGAAGGAGGCGGCGGAGACGAAGGCCGTCAAGGAGAACTTCGACGCGCAGGGCGAGGCACTCAAGAAGAACTTTTCGGAGGCGCAGATTGAGACCGCCGTCGGCGCGCTCTCGACGTTCGCCGACGACAAGGACTTCATGCAGATTGCAACGACGAACCTGTCGAACAACTCGACGCTCGTCAAACTCCTGCTCAACTGGGCCGAACACCACAAGGTTGACGGCACCACTGGCGCAGGACAGGGGCAGGGCGGCGGAGGCCTGTCCGGGTTCGCCGAGAGGTGGACTGGAAAGAAAATCTAAAAAATTTGGAAAAGGGTATTGCATCGTGAGACCGTCTCGTGATATAATACACACCAAAGCACGGAAAAGCGGAAGACGTCACCAGACCGCTCGTTCTTCTGGCGACAACAGAAATGAAGGAAGGATGAACCTATGGTAATCGACCAGGGTGCATTTACGCTGCGGGATGTTGCCGCCCGAATGGATAAGTCGGGTGAGAAGTTCAACAGCGACATGGTGAACCTCGTCTATGAGACGAATCCGCTTTTGCAGGATTTGCCCGTTGTCGAGGCAAACGACGGCTCCTCGAACATCACGACCTATCGTGTTGCTCTCCCGGAGGCGAAGTTCACGGGCTACCGCGAAGGCGTCAAGCCCAGCAAGGGAGGCGTGACGAGCGTCCGCAACACTGCGGCGCACATGGACGCCATCATCGAGATGTCCCAGCGCGAGTGGGACGAGGCCCCCGACAAGAACGCGTTTCTCGCTGACGCGGCCCTCGACCAGATTGAGGCGATGAACCAGAAGCAGTCCCGCGAGATGATTTACGGCAGTCTTGCCAAGAACGTCCGTGGCTACAACGGCTTCTTCGCCCATCAGGAGAAGTGCGGCTTCACAATCGGCGGAACCGTCATCGAGACCGACGACAAGAAGCCGTCGTTCTACATCTTCAACGCTGGCGGCGACTTCACGCTGGGAAGCCTTGACGCGCAGGGCCGCGCCACGTCCATCACGGCGCAGTCCGTCGATTCGATGAGCGCGACGAACCTCCGCTCCATCGGTCTCGTCGGCGTCGGCACGCGTACCGTTCGCGGCTTCTACCCGCGCGGCACGACGGCTGGCATCAAGAAGGGCCAGTGGAAGGAGCATGAGACGCTCATGGACGAGAACGGCGGCAAGTACGAAGGTTGCTCGCAGTTCCTGTCTTGGGACTTCGGCCTCGACATCCGCGACTGGCGTTATGCCGGGTGGATTCGGAACCTTGACGTGACCGCGCTTGAGAAGCGTGGCGCGGAGCATTACATCAAGGAGATGCTCCGCCGCCTCGTGACCCGCGTCGGCGGCGGCAAGCAGGACGGCGCGAAGTGGCAGTGGGTCATGCCGCTCATGGTGTTCGAGGGCCTCCAGACGGTCTTCGAGCGTCTGACGATGAACAACGCCATCCAGTACGCGCAGATTCAGGATGTCCTCCAGCCTGTCCTCTGGGGCAAGCGGGTCGTCATCATGGACTGCATGAACACGGCGGAGACCGCTCTGCCCGTGCAGTCCTAACCGTGAGGCTGGCGGGGCGCGTCAAGGCTTGGCGCGTTCCGCTGGCCGCACAGAAATCTCAAACAGGAAGGAATACGACAGATGAAAATCCACAAGGATTTGATGACGCACGACGGGAAGGCACTTGTCCAGAACAAACTGGACGCCACGCTCGTCGGCAAGTTGATTGACCTCGGTTTCAACGGGGACTTCGACCACAAGAATCCGTCTTGGAACATGCTCTTCTTCCAGACAGACGGAGGCTCCGGCGACGCCAACGCCTCCCTCGTCGTGACGATGAACGTGTACTCCGGGCAGACGGTTTCCGGCGCGAACAACGCGGCCAAGGCCGCTTCGCTCGTGGATGCGGCGAACCTCATCGGCTCCGTGGTCGTTCCGCTCTCGCTCATCAAGAGCGGCGGCGTGTTCGGCATCAAGATGCCGACTGGCCTCAAGCGGTACTTCACCATCAACTTCACGGTGAGCAACCACTCCCTCGGCACGACTGCGCCGAAGGTTTCGGCAGGCATCACCGACGAGGTTGACACCGACCTCCGTCTCGACTGGACGAACTACAAGGCGGCCACTGGCACGTCTGCGGTTCGCCAGCGTAGCCAGAACGTCGGCGCGGCCATCGCCGGAAGTGGCGATTCCGCCCTTTAAGGCGGAGTAGCCACTGCGCAAGAACTTCACCTGCGGCATTGGTGTCGGTTTCCGTGCCGCCAGTGTCGCAGGTGGATTCTTTTGAAGAACCACCATGCACGGACAATGGAGAACGCAGATGAGCAAGAACAAGGAAGAGACCCCCGCACCCGCTCCGGCAGAGGAGCAGAAGCCCGTAGAGGGCGAAGGCGCGGAGACGCAGGGCGCGGAAGCACCCGCACCCGAAGCACCCGCTCCGGCAGAGGACAAGCCGAAGGAGCCGGAGGCACCCAAGGAGACTCCAAAGGAGGAGACGAAGCCCGTTGACGTGAAGCGCACTTGGCGCGCCAAGATGAACTGCCAGATGCCCACGCGGGACTTCCTGAAGAACGAGACAATCGAACTGTTCGACAGCGAGGTCACTCCCCGCCACCGCGCACTGTTCGAGTGCCTCACGCCGGAGCAGGCGGAGCCGAAGAAGGCAGACCCCGACCTGTCGGTGATGGTCGCTCGCCTCAAGGCGGCGAAGATTCCGATGAAGAAGAACATCACGGACAAGGAAGTCCGCGAACTCTTCGACAAGTTCCTCGGAAGCGGCGCGACCGCCGGGCAGATTTCCGGCGACGCCAAGTAAGGAGCGAAAGCGATGAATGGGATAACAGTCACCATAAACGACAGGACAAAGGCGGCGACGTGCCGCGAGACCGTCGCCCTTTGCGCCAAGTACAGGGTGACTGTTTCCCCCGCTCTCGAAGGGAACGGGTTTCTCGTTCTGCACAGGCGTCACGTGGGACACGGCGCGCCGGACGGCAGACAGGTGTTCATAGGAGGCGACAAGGTTGTCGATTCCGTGAACAAGTGGGACATGAACGAGGTGTACGCCGTCGTCAATCTCACGACCGAAACTGCGGAGGACGGAACGAAGACGACTGGCGGAGAACTCGACCTTCGGTACAAGAACATCTGTCAGGACTTCATCGAGAAGCACGGAGCGGGTGCGAACGCCCCGCTCGTGTTCGCAATCTACGACACCGACGGCGGCGGACTTGCCGGAGAGGGCGAGTTTGACGTGAAGGTGGTGGAGCCGTACTACATCAGCGAAGACCAAGACCTCACCATGTTCGTGGGGCCTCGCGGTTCGAGCGTGACCGGCGTGCGTCTTGTCGGCGTTGACGGGTCTGGAAACTACGTTTACGAGTTCCAGTTCTCCGACGGCACGAGGCACAACCTCACGTGTCCCCGTGGCCCGACAGGGCTGTCGTCGAACGGCATGTACGCCCTAAACAAGACAACCGGGAAGTACCATGTCGTCAACGTGACGACGAACAGCCTCGGCCAGTTGTCGCTCAAGGTTGACCCGGACGCGCTTGACGAACTTCCCGCCGACACCTCCTATGTCACGCTGAACGACGTTCAGTCAATCACGGGCGCAAAGACCTTCCTTGCGAAGATTGTCGCCAACGGCGGAGTTGAAGGAAATGTTGTCGGCGACGTGACTGGCAATGTGACTGGCAATGTGACTGGCGGCCTTGACGCGAGGAACGGCGAATCGCAGGCGTTGGTAAAGAAGCAGGCTCGCGGCGACAACTCGGAGAAGGCGGCAAGCACATCGTTCGTGCATGACGCGCTGATTGGCGTGGGGAACGAGCCGCTGTTCACGATGCGCTCGTTTTCGGAGGACATGCGCACGCAGACTGGAGGGATATGGGTTCCGCTCCCGACGCAGAACAGGATGTACGGCCTAACTGGAAGCACGTTCCTGTCGAAGACGGATTTCCCGGAGGCATACGCCAAGTTGCTTGAGAAGTTCAACGACGCCTCTTTGCACAGGACTTCGACGAGCCACAAGATATACTACGGCTATTCGTACAGGAACGCGGACGAACTCGACTACGAGAACTTCAGCGACGCGACGGAGCCGTGCATCGGACTTGGTAGCGGACAGATGCTTCGCACTGACAACGCCTTTGCGCAGGTTTCCAACGACCAGTATTTCGAGTTCGTCATAAGGTTCAAGACGCAATATCCGAGCAGTGCCACCGGGCTTCTGTCTGTGAAGGAGCGTTGGCACGTCAACGGCGAGCAGTACGTGAACAGCGGCTACATCATGCAGTACACGCAAGACACGCTCTACACTGCGGCGGAGTACACGAAGGAAGTGCTTGGCGTGGAAGACGGAGACCCGATGATTGGGAAGTTGCCGCGATACTTCGGCGTGCATGTGAACGTCAAGAACTCGCACTTCGAGGTGTACGGCTCCAGCAACGGCACGTCTTGGAACGTGTTTAACACGACCAACCTCAACCACAGCAAGGGCAATCTGACGGCGAACACTTGGTACACGGCGCACATCGGGCGCGACGCGTCTGGCTGGTTCTTCGAACTGCGCGACGGCAACGACGAGAACAGCGGCGGCATCAAGCGTCTCGGAAGCGCGTCGTCCATGCCGAACATGGACGCGGAGATTGTAATCGGCAACAGCGTGTATGCCGGGAACTACAACATCCAATGCTCCGCAATCTCGCTCAAGACGCTAAAGCAGTTCATAAACGGCTCGACGACGCCGTACTACACGGCGGAGAACAATGCAACCACGTCAACGACGAGGTTCTTCTCCGACACGAAGCGTCAGCAGATTGTCACGAACATGAGTTCGTCGTCCTACAACTTCACGCTCGACCAGACGCGCGAGGGGTTCTACCTTCCCGTGTACAGGTATCGGTACGACAGAGACAGCAACATCGACGAAATAATCCACATGAGGCTGAAGCCATGAAGAAAGCACTTTCGATTCTCGCCGCCGCTTCGTTCGGCATCCTTGCGATGGCCGAGCCGGACGACCTTGCAACGGAGGCATACGCGCACTTCGAGGCCACCAACGAGGTGCATAAGGCAGTCACACCACTTGACGCGAAGATTGACGGCGTGTCCGTCACGAACAGGAACTTCACCGTCGAGAAGATGGACGAGGCGAAGGCATACGCTCACTCGCAGGCCACGAACGCGCTTGCGGAGGCGAACGCCTACACAGACCAGACCGCCGAATCGCTGGTGGAGGACGTGACGAACGTGGTGGTTGCGACGATTGCCGACAAGGTTGGCGACGTTGTGACGAAGGAGTACATCGAGAGCCTGAACATCGAGGTCGGCATCAACTCGAACGAGGTGTCGAAGATTGCGACAAACGTGGCGTACTCAATCACGATGGACTGCCCTACCGACGTGACGCGCAACAACCACACTGCCACGTTCGTGAACACGCACAACGGCGAGACAAGAAACCTGTTCGTGCTTGGGCAGGTCAACAAGACGAGCGGCTACGCTGGTCTCATGACGGTGGAGGACAAGACGGCCCTCGACGACGCAATCGGCATCATCGAGAACTGGGAATCCTACCTCGGCGGCTCCAACGTGGTGTTCGCAATCACGAACTACATGAGCGGCACGTACTCGAAGGACTACGCCAAGTTGCGGATAACGGAACTGCGCGACGGGCAGTACAACGAAATCTACGACAGCCGCAAGGAGATACTCGTCCACATCACGAACGAGACGGAGCGGTGCAAGCAGGAACTTCTCGGAGAGGTTGCGAAGACGAACGAGTGGGTTCAGGGGGCAATCGACCTCAAGGCTGACAGGGCGTGGGGCAAGTACACGAGCGACGGCAGTGACGCGCCGGAGGACAACGTGGTTTACATGACCGCGCCAAGCACGATATTCGGAGCGGGAAACGACTTCCAGCGAGTGAGCGTCGGCGAGGGCGCGATATGGGTTCTCGCAGACCGTGGCGCGCCAGTCTATACCGCAGGTGACGAGGGCGTGTTCAAGTTTCAGGACATCGGCGGGACAAACTACTTCGGCTTCGCAAAGTCTGATTCCTACATGATTGGTTGCGACACGGACGGAATAACGGTGCAGAACAGCGTCGTGTTCCTTCGGTACGGAATCAACATGGCTACGTACCCGACGATAATGTACAAGACATCGCTCGTTGACGGCGAGCCTTGGATTGCGCTGAACGATTCGTCCGGCAACCCGATACCCGGCTCACCAGTCACGGTGCAGTGGGACGAGGGAAGCACGGAGGACGAGAAGGTGGCGATGATTGCCGTCGGCGTGAGGCCTTCCGGGTTTTTCACGGCGCAGATTGAACAGGCCGGAGGAAGCAAGTTCTTCACGAACATGGAGGCAGACTTCCAAGGCGGACTTACATGCACGAACACCGCGCTTGGCGTGACTGGCGTAATCTACCCCGTGTTCAACGGGACTGCCGTTGAGTGGCAGTGGAGGGCGAGGTGATGGAGGAGTTGCGCCAGATTCAGGAAATGTTCGAGAACGCCATGCTCTACATGTGCGTGGCGGCTCTCGTGTGCATTTCTGTCGGCGCGTTCCTCTACGCGACAAGGGGGTACGTAGGCCCAGTGCTTGACAGAATCCGCAGGATGTCGCCTTTCGAGCAGGTCTTCATCGCAATCATGGTCGGCGGCATGTGCCTCTACGGTGGGGCGAAGGGAATCCACTACGACGGCGGCATACGCGAGAACCAGTCAAGCCCGTCGCTCATCACGAACTCCACGGTGCGCATAACTTGGGAGCGCGTGCCGGGAGCCGTCCTTCCGCTCGATTCGCCTGTTTACATTGATTACAGGCTCAAGGGAAGCACCGACGAGTGGGGCCTTCTGGGACAGGCCACCGTGCGAGACGGCATCTTCGAGACAACTCTCGCCAACGCGGAGGACTACGAGTTCAACGTGTGGGCGTACTACATCCCGCCGGAGCCTGTTCACACAAACGGCGTGTGGTCGTTCTCGACGATGAGGGACAGGAAGAACGAGAACATACTTCCGTTGAGGACGATAATAAAGGCAGATGTCGAGATACTGTCTCCGCCAAACCTGAAAGGAAAACAGTTATGAAGAGGATTGTTGCAGTAGCGTTGTGCGCATTGAGCCTGTGCGCAGTCTGCGGGGAGACGGAGGTCTTCCGCCTGTTGCGCGACAAGGACAGCGGGGCCACGTTCGTCGTCGGCGTTGACGGCGTTGCGAGGCCGTGCCAACTGCTCACGCTGGAGCAGTTCTACGCGGTCACGAACATGGTGGAGAAGTGGTACGCGCAGATGAACTCCACGAAGGAGGGGCGCAAGTCCCTACACGGCGACAAGGTGGGCAAGCCGGAGGTCACTACGAACGATGTCGGAATCATAGTCAAGCGTCAGAAGTACGAGGACGGGTACGTCCACGAGGAGACCGGGCGCATCATGCCGAAGGCGAGGAGGGCCAAGGCCAAGGTTCTGCCGGATGCTCCGCCTGCGCCAAGTGCGATTGTCGTAAAGAAGCCGTCGAACATTTCGCAGAGGCATTTCGAGATGCGTCAAGCGAAGGAGCGCGTCAAGATGCGTCAAGCGAAGGAGCGCGTCAAGAAGGGCATACCCAAGACGGTCACTATACGCCACGACGCGACAACCGGGAAAGACGAGGTGGTCGAATGAAGATGCTTGCAGTAGTTGCTCTCGCGCTTGCCGCCATTGCGTCGGAAGCCGCGCCGAAGTTCGTCACCGCGAGGATGATGAAGCGGAACGGCCTCACCGACGAGCAGTACGATATGGTGTGGAACATGGGACTTCGCCCCCGGATAGAGGTTGCGGCGGCGAGGGACTGGGTTTTCCGGGCAAGCAGGTACGAGAACGTGCGCGACTGGCTCGACGAAATCGGCAAGACCAACGACTTCGCAAGGCTCGCGGCGAGAGTTCCACACCTCACGGAGACCAACGCCATGCTCGTCGCCACGAACAAGGTGCTGAAGTTCGAGGTCAAGGACTGGCGCGACAAGGCTGACTACTACTGGGACGGGTGGACTAACTCCTACGCCACGGCCACGAACTACCTGTCGAAGTATTCGGTTGCGACGAACAACCTTCGCGTGGCGTGGCAGAACTACGTCAGCGCAAGCAACAGGGCGGAGGTCGCGGAGGCCGTCGCCGTCGCCAAGGCCAACCTCATACAGGGCGAGATTGACAGGCTCAAGGGCGAGAAGGCGGACCTTGAGGAGAAGATTGCGAGCGCGGCCTACATCGCGCTACGTCCGTGGCTCCGCCTCAAACTCGCGGCAGTCGAGGCGGCCATAGCGAAGTTGGAGGAAAAGGCGGCGAATTGACGCAGTTCGCCGTTGAACCAGAAGACCGTTATATGATATAATATAAGGCGCAAGGAGAGAGAATGACGACCGAGGAACTTTGGATGAAAATAGACACGAAGATGTCTATAATGGATGGCAAACTCGACGAGGTTGCCACCACTGTCCGGCTCCATGAACAGGCCCTCGCCAACGACAAGAAGAGCATTGAGGCCGTGAAGCAGGAGGCGAAGGAGCAGTACAGCAAGTTGGAGGCGAGGATTGCGAAACTTGAGCGGTGGATGTGGTTCACTCTTGGCGCGGGAGGCGCGGCTGGAGCGGGGATAGCGAAACTGCTCATGTAGGGAGAGGAAGATGCTCAAGATGATACTCGACTTTTTAGGCGGTATTTTCGAGGCGGTTGGCGGGTTCTTCAAGTGGAGGGCCTCGCCCAACGAGCAGTACAGGTCTGCCGAGAAGGATGTCGAGAAGAACGACGCCGCCATTGCGAAGAAGAAGCAGGAGGCGTCTGACGCGGTTTACGGAGGTGACGAGGTGAAGGTGAACTCTATAATCCACGGCTCGCTGTGCGTCGCCGTGTCGCTGGTTCTTTCATGCGCCGCCGGGTGCTTCAGCGGAAGCCCCGAAGTGCGCACGGTTCGCGTGCCGGAGGCGAAGTGGGTTCGCGCCGTCACGAACGAGACTGGAGCAGTTTCGCACTGGGAAGTGCCGCCATCGGTGATGACGGAACTACTTGACGCGAAAATCGAACGGGACGAACTCCTGAAACGTCAAAGAATAAACGAAAGGCTAAACTCGAAATGAAGACTATCTGGAAGTGGATATGCTCCTTGTTCACCAAGGAGAACATCGGCATCATCTGGAGGACGCTGTTCAACTCGGCGAAGTCCAAGATAACGACTGCCATTCACGACCCTGCCGTACAGAAGGAGGCGTTCAACCTCGCCAAGAGCCTTCTGACGAGCGACTTGACTGGTGAGCAGAAGAAGGAACTGTTCAACCAGAAGATGCTCGCCGCGCTCAAGGACATGGGCATCGAGGTCGGCACGTCAACGCTGAACGTCATCCGCGAACTCGCTCTTGAGGCCGTGAAGGAAGACGCGTGCGACGACTGCGTTGGGAACTGCGCGGAATGCGTTGTGAAGTCTGTGCTTGTCGCAATCGGCGTCGGACTGCTCTCGCTTGGCGCGAGTGCGGCAGTCACCACGAACGTAGTCACGAACGTCGTGTTCGAGACGCACGTCCGCTTCGACACCTACCCTGTGACGAACGGCTACGTCGAGGTGTATGGCGGGACGCTGACGACCAACAGGGTGTACGACACGCCGCGCTACATCTGGCGCAACGGCGGCCTTGCGCTCATCACGAACTACACGGACAAGGTTGTGTCCGGCACTTCCACGTCCCGCGTTTACAACGTGGAGTGGAACATGCGGCCCAACTACTACCCGGTCGCCGTGACGAACGTGTACACCAACATCTTCGTGAACGGAATCAACGTTCGGAGGTAAGCCGATGAGCGTCAAAGTCCTGCACGACAGTGCGCTTGGCGTGTGCCAGAGGGCGATGGCGGCTCTCCGTCAGGAGAACCGCTTGACCGTCATTTCACCCGACGCGCCCACAAAGGTCGAGAGGGCTTGCTACGACGCTTACGAGGCGAGCCGCCTTGAGGTTCTCTCGTCCTACGGGTGGTCATTCGTAAAGGCCGACAAGTTGACGCGAGGAGTTGCGGCGCAGGGAGAGGACGGTCGGTATTCGATTGCATACCCCGGCGACGCGCTGAAGATTCTGAACTGCTACGACGAGGACGGACACAAAATCCAGTTCACGCTTCGCGGCAACCAGAAGATTTACTCGCTTCAGCCGATATACCGCGTCACCTATATCTTCGACGAGGAGGACGTGTCGCTGTGGCCGCCTCTCGTGCAGGACGCGCTCGTCAAGACGCTCGCCAAGAACCTCTGTATCGAGGTGACTGGGCGTTCCGCAGACTTGCAGATGCTTGACGCGCAGTGCAAGGTGGCGGTGCAGGCGGCGAGGACGGACGACGCTCGCAGGAGTTCCACTGGGAACGAGGTGTACGGCAAGAACCACATCTACGAGTGCATGTGCGGTCGCAGAAACCCGTTCAAGAGGAGGGGTCTGTAAATGGTTCGCCTCGTCCAAAACAGTTTCTTCGGGGGCCAACTCGACTTCGAGATGATGGGCCGTCAGGACTACCAGCGGTACGCCAAGGGAGCCACGAAACTGTGCAACTTCAACGTGATGAAGCGCGGCGGCCTCGACAAGAGGCGCGGGTTCGACAGGATTCTCGACCTCGTTTCGGAGTTCTCGGCCTACGGCGTGCAGTCCACGACGAAGTTCAGGGCGATACCGTTCGCCTACACGAAGACGCAGGGGTTCGTTCTGCTGATGAGCGGCCCGAAGTGCGTCGTCGTCGGGACGAACCCCAAAAACCAGTTCAAGTATTACGACATCGACGACCTCGACGGCGTGTACACGGCGCAGGAGATTCAGGAACTGGACTACCAGCAGTGCGGCGACGTGCTGTTCTTGGCGCACCAGAACCACCCTCCGGCAAGGATAGTCCACGACATCGACGACGTTGGCGAGCATGGATTCCACTACTCGTCGCTCGACATCGGCTTCACGAAGTACGGCATCCCGTCAATCGTTGGCGCGTCAGGTAGCCGCATATCGGTCACGACCGACGCCGACAGCGTGAACAGCGGTTCGTCGAGTTCGCCAGTCTGGGGAACGCCGCAAGCCTCGCTTAAGACGGAACACTACGTAGCAACCGCCATGTTCGACGGTATCGAGACGCGCCCATGCACCGACTACTCCGGGAACAGCAACCCGACGACGAAGGCTTCAACTTGGAGCGGGACGACATACCGCATGCCGTGGACGGAGAGCCAGAAAATTTCTCTCACGATTACGCCACAGGCGAGGACTGCGAGCGACGGTTCGCTTGAGTACCCGACGGAGATTCGCATCTACAAAAAGGCGTTCAACTACTTCGGCCTCATAGGTGCAGTAAAGGTGACGAATCCGTCATCGGTGATGTCAGACACTGCGGCTGTCGTGAGCGGATTGACGCGGACGCAGAACTCCGACGAGACTTCCGTCGATAAGATTGACGACGACGAGGTTGAGGTCGCGTCGCACGGCAAGGGCCTTGTCGGTCTCGTAATCGAGGACGGGCAGTACGTCGAGGTGACGAGCCTCAACAGTTCCGTCGTAAAGGGGTTCGTTGACGTGGCACTCGGAAACTGCTGGTACGAGAAGACAGTCGAGGAAGGCGAGGCCGTGGCGATGACCTTCCATTACAAGGGCGCGGTTCCAGTTGACGAGAACGAAGACATGGAACTCCTCGTGACGAAGAACGCTTCCGGCGGCGCGGTTGTCGGGCGCGTCAAGATTCGCTCCGTTGGCGAGAAGGAACTCGTGGTCGAGAGGAACGACGAAGAGACGGAACAGCAGTTCCTGTCGCGTTGCGAGGAACTCTACGACGACTTCATCGCTTCGATAGGAGACGTCCAGACAGTGAGGATTCTCGTTGACGGGCTGAACGCCACGTCGTTCCGCCTTGAGGCGAACAACTGCGACATAGACATCTCGAACATCAAGGTGACTAACACTCCGTCGAGCATAGGCAACGTGACGTTCGACGACACCTACATCACGCCGGACGCGAGCATCACTCCAATCGACACAAGCGATGACATACCGATGTCGGCAACCGGGGACTATCCGGCATCCGTCTCGATTTCGCAACAGCGTCTCATCTGGGCGTCGTCGAAGAAAGACCCGGAGCGGATATGGATGTCGGAGATTGGCGACTTCTACTCCTACGAGGTACACGAGATAATGGTTGCCAACGACGCCATCGACTTCTCGTTGCCAGTGACGCGCTTCGCCAAGATAAACCACATCGTCGAGATGAGGAAACTCCTGCTGTTCAACAGTGCGTGCGAGTGGCTTGTCGATTCCGCGTCATCCATGCAGGGCTTGACGTATGAGACCATTCAGGCGTACCCGCAGTCCTACTCCGGCAGTTCCGCTCGCCTCAAGCCGATAATCTGCAACAACTCGCTAATCTTCTGCGAGCGTACCGGGCAGAGCGTGAGGCGTTTCGCATACGACCTGTCGAACGACGGATTCGCCGGAAGGGATGTCAGCATCCTGTCCGCGTCAATCTTCGAGTTCAACAGCATCATCGACTGGACTTACCAGCAGTTCCCGTACTCTACGCTGTGGTGCGCCATGAAGGACGGCTCTATGGCGTCGTTCGAGTACATGGAGGAACAGGACATCATGGCGTGGCTGACGCACAGGCTTGGCGGCAACGGCGAGTGCGTGTGCGTCGCAACGTCCTATGCGGTGTCTCCCGCGCTTGACGAGGTGACGAACGAGAGCGAGTACGAGTACGCCACCCACGAGGAGATATTCGCCGTCGTGAAGCGCGGCAACCAGTTGTGGCTTGAGCGCATGAGGCCGAGGACGAAGACACCGACGGACAACATGGCCCCGATGAGCGACACGCTCTACCACTCGCTGTGCTTGGACGGCATGAGGGTTCTCAACACGATGAACGGCTACCAGCCAACGACGGAGGAAGGGGCCGTGTGGATTCCGAAGGACACGACCGACGGCTCCACGATAAGCCGTGAAAAGGCACTTGAGAAGATTGCCGCAGGCGTCGAGGTGTACGAGGGATTCCCGTTTGACGCGATATACGTTTCGGTCTATCCGCACGTGAACAACGGCCACATCGGGAATGGGCAGTTCGACATAAAGCACGTGCAGGGTGCGGCGTTCCGCCTCATGCACTCGTTCGGCGGCAGTGTAAGGCCAGTTGGAGCGTCAACGGACGAGCCGATTCAGTATTTCTACAACGACCCGGAGAACGACCACAGGCCGCAGTTCGACGGTGCTGGCGGCGTGACGCTGTTCAACCACGACACAACGGTGATGGCGTTGCCGGGAGTGAACAACAGGGACGGGCGCATCGAACTGAAGCAGGGAGACCCATATCCGTTCAGCGTGCTGTCCTACGAACTGGACTTCGAGCAGGAGACGGGAGGGCCGCGATGATAGATGAGAAGAGACCGCCCGTCGTAGAGCAGAGCGTAGTGCCTCTTGGCGGAGACTACTACATGGTGAAGCACGTCACGAAGCCGATGTGCGAGATAATCTGGAACTTCATCGACGACAACCAGAGGGCGGAACTGTTCGCGCTCTATGGCAATGACGAAGCAACGGCGAAGGAAGGGCTTTGGCGCGAGATATGCGAGAGCGGACACCACGCGGCCTTCTACGACGGGCTTACGCTCGTCTGCGCTATGTGGGCGGAGTGGACGGAGATAAAGGGCGTAGGACGCCGCAGGGTGCTTGGATGCTTCTGCAACACGGAATACGCGAAGAGGATGACGCGGAAGTTCGTGAAGTTCACGCCGATATGCAGGGACGCCTTCGAGTTGACGGAGCCGAGCGACGTGGACGAACTGTTCGTGTTCATCGACGAGAAGTTCGACAGTTCGAGGAGGTGGGCGGTGAAGGCCGCAGGGTTCGTGAAGGCGTTTGACGCGCACTTCAACGGCTACCCGTTCGTGTGCTATGCACGGAAGATAGGAGGCCAAGATGTTTAACTGGGCGGCATTTGGACTTGCTGGAACCGGGGCCGGGCTTAAACTCGGCGCGGACATAGTGAATATCGGCACGACGCAACTCAAGTTCGCGTCTGCGAACATTCAGGCCACTGCGCAACTCACGCAGTCGATGGCGAACCAAGGCTCATACAGGAGCCAAGCCAAGAGTTTCCGCCAAGAGGCGGAGGACGCTATGAAGGCGGCGGGGCGTGCGCAGGAGCAGGGGCGTCAGGCGCGGGAGATGCGGCTCGTTCAGTTGGGTCAGGACAAGGGGCGCATCGTCGCAAGCGCGGCAGGCTCCGGCATCGAGGCGTCGTCGCGTGTCGTTGACAAGGTTGTGAAGGACACGGTGAAGAGCGCGTACAACGACGCCGCCGTGATAGCGCAGAACGAACAGCAGGCCACACAGCAGAAGTTGAACGAATCGCTTGCCATGAGCATCAACGCCGTAAGAGCCGACGCCAACGCCGAGATAGAGGGCTTGAACCAGAGCCTGATACTTGAGCAGATGAAACTCAACAACCGTGCGGCTCGCCATGCTATGATTGGCGGCATCATGTCTGCGGCTGGCGGGTACTTGCAGGGAATGGGCGGTGCGACCGCTATGGGCATGAGCGGAAACGCGGGAGGCTGACATGGGCATCAAGAGAGGAAACTTCGAGAATGTCGGACTTGGCGCGCTCGCAAAGGGTGCGAATCCGAACTACCACCAGCAGGCATCCGTCGCGTCCGGGCTTGGCGCGTTGGCGCGCGGCGTCGAGGCGTATGCAAAGGGCTGGGACGCGATAGCGGACGGACTGCGCGTGTGGGGAGACCTGTTCACAGACCTCGGCAAGAAGGCCGTTGACGCTGACAAACAGCAGAAGTACAACGAGCAGATGGCAAGTCAGGCGCAGGAGGAGTTCGACAGGGCTGTCGCCAGCGAAGGCCTGACGGAGAACGACGAGAAATACTGGCGTCTCCGCGACGAGGCGGCCCGATGGAAGGACAGGGCGGAGCATCAGAGCATCTTCGGCGTTTACAGTTCGCCACAGCCTACGCGCCAGTACAGGAAGCAATGGGAGAGCGCAGGGGTCGGAGACGACGAAATCGAGCGCAGGCTTGATAAGCGCATGGCAGTCCTTGCCCCGAAGGACGAGGACGGAGAACCTCTGGAGAGGGGAGACCGTGGTAGGAAGTACGGATTCGGCGGAATCCAGTCATGGGATGCGGAGGTGTGGTAATGGGAAACGAACTTCTCAAAAAAGACGAACAACTTGACGACTACGGTAAGGTGGTTGCGCTTGAGAACGCGCAGTCGCCGGAGGCGCAGAGCCAAGCGGTTGCCGCCCTTGGGAAAATCGGCGACAAGTATCTCCTTCCGCACGAAGGCCTTGACGCGATGCAGACGCTTGTCGAATACGACAGGCGCATGAAGGCCGTTGACAAACTCGACCGCGAGTTCTACAAAGGCGACACGAGGGCGTATGGACGCCACATAGCCGCGCACGCAAACGAGAGGGCGAACCGCCGCAAGGCGTTGGTCTCCGCAGTGAACGCGGAGATGAAGCACGGCATGGATGTCGCAATCAAGAACGACACCGAACGCCGAATCAACAGCCTCATCGAGATTGATTCGCTTGACGCGGCAGGCGTCCTTGCGAACCAAGCGGCTGACGGCGACATGGCTTCGCAGTCGCTCCAGAACGGAATCGAGCAGACCACGACAGAGAACGAGTTTGCCACGGACAGGCTCAAGGAGGAGCGCGACGCCAAGATTGCGGAAGCCAAGACGGAGGCCGACAAGAAGAAGGCGGCTGACGAGTACAGGGAGAGAAAGGCGGCTGTCGATACCGCGACGACTGCGACACGCACTGCAATAGGCTACGTCGGAATACAGGAACTGGCGAAGATTTCCAAGCAGGAGGAGGAGCATGCAAGGGGCAGGGCAACGTCGCTCCGCCAAGACCTTCGCAACATCTTCATGCAGAAGTACAAGGCGTACCTGTCGATGAACCAGAGCCACGAGATAGCCTACGCCAACGCTCTTGAGGCCACGCGCCAAGGTTCAATCAGGTACTTCTCGGAGCGCATGAAGAGCGGACAGGTTGGCTCGGTACTCTACACGCTCGACGAACTTGAAAAGACGGGCGACGAACTGTTCAAGGCGTCGGTCACGGATGAGACGCCGACTGGCGTTTACGACCCAAGCGCATACGGATTCTGCCGCAAGAGCGACATCCTTGCACTGCGCAAGGCGGCCAAGGCTCAACTCGAAGAGGCGCGTCACGACGAACTGACGAGGGAATCAATCGCAAACGCCAACGACAACGCAGTCCTGAAGGCGAGCGTCTATAACGCGCAGAGGCTCATCGACAAACTCTACTCAAGCGGTGAGGCAGTGAAGCCGGAAGACGAGGCGGTGCTTGCGAAGAACATCGGCGAAATCATGAAGGGCATCGACGCAATCTACGCGAGGAACCCGAAGGTAATTGGTGCGCACGTCAACACGATAAAGAACTACTACCGCCGCGAACAGGCCCGGTACGTCAAGGCGATGGGAGAGGCGAGCAACTGCCAGAACGAGGAGGACTTCCGCAGGAGGCTTCGACTGCTCGACAGCACGACGGAGCCTACGCAGAAGGTAAGCGTTCCTCTTCTCGACAGCAACGGGAACGTCGTGGAGACGGAACTTGAGATGGACACGCACAAGGCGTTCCTGACGACGTACTCGCTCGCTCGCAAGGCGGGGTACTTCAAGAGCGGGGAGTTCGCCATAAGCGCGAGGCGTCACAACGACCCGACGTTGAGGGCTTCGAGAATCCAGAGCGCGATAAACTCGTTCTTCGACACGAGGAAGTCAGGCAAGACATCCACGTTCGCCGGGGTTGTCCTTGACGTGAACAAGGACGGCTCAATCGGGATAGTCAACACCAAGAAGGAGACCGTCGGCGAACTCGACGACGCGCTCAAGGGCGACGTGCTTTGGTTCTTCGATTCCAACCTCAAGATACCATACGAGGTAATCCGCTCCGTAGTCAACAGGCTCGACGACTTCTGCGTGAGGTCGATGGTGACGCCGACCGACGACCAACTCAAGGAGGAACTCAAGAACGCATACGACGCGGCTATCGAGGCGCACGACAACAATGCGTTCAACGCCAACTTCCTCAACTCGCTTTCCGGCAACATCAACGCCAAGTTCGACCCGCAGGAGAACTACCGCAGGTACGCGGACGACCAACTCGAAGTCGAACTGCGCAAACGCCGTGGCGAGCAGGTTGACCCCGCCTTGCTTGAGCGTGTGGAAAATGGTAGAATACGTGCTGATTTCAAGGTAATCGAGGCAAGCGTAGTTCCTACCGCGAACATGTACAAGAGGTCGATAATGCGCGGAACCGACACGAAGGACGACAACGACTTCATGGCAATCGCGGAGGAGTAAGGAGAACATGGCTACTGTTAGACTTTTTAGCGAGCCTTCCGCGAGTGCGGCTGGCGGAGCGCAGACCGTTGTTGACGGGGGCATAACGCCTGCCGAGCCGCCGAAGTCGCTTGCCGACATAGCGCATAGCGAGCAGATTATGCGCGAGCGCGACAGGTTCATGCACCCGAGCGGCGTGGAGATGGCTAAGTTGCAGGCGTTGCACGACGTGTCGGAGCATTACAGCACGCTCCTCGACAAGATTGGCCGAGGCGAGGACGTTGGCGACATAGGGATGAGCGCGGAAGAGCAGGCCGGAATCCGCAAGTCGATGTTCAAGACGGAGAACGGCAAGACGACGTATTCCGGCAAGGTGCCTCTTGCAGACCTTGGCGTGTTTCTTGGCGTGAGGAACGGTCTAATCGAACCGAACGACAGGAACCTTCCGTTCATCATCCAGTCGATGACTGCGGTCGCGTCAAACGGCAACGTCCTCGGAGACTACGAGGGCAAGCGTTTCATGCAGTTCCAGAGCCGCTTCGACAAGCGCAACCACAAGGTGAAGGAGGGCGTCGATTCCAACACCGACACGGCAATCAAGGACAGGACTTGGACGCCAGAGGCCACGTTCGAGGCGTTGCAGAACCACTTTGACGCGCTCGAAGAGACACAGGCCACGCGGATGATGATGTTCAACAAGCGTCTGCTCGCGGAGAGTTGCGGACTGAACGCCGGAGAGGACTACTTCAAGTTAGACCACGACAGGCAGTTGGAGATTGCCAACAACCTGTCCGGCCTGTTCGACCGCAAGTGGCTGACGACGAGGATTGACGCGGCACTCCAGCGCACGTTCTCGAACGAATACGAGGACATCAACAAGATAGACGGCGGCGACGTTCTGTTCGACAGGCTGATGAACGGCGTGGGGTTCCCGGACAACGTGAACAAGTACGTCGGCGGGTTCCTTGACGCGGTTCAGAAGGGCGAGTATTACAGGTCGCGCGAGGAGTTTGCGAAGTATCTCTACGAGAACGGCTTTGAGCATACGGCGCAGTACCTGCAAGGGCCTTCTCACTTCGGCTCGTTCGGAACGCTTGCGTCAACAACCTACACCGACAAGGAGATTTCGGACGGCGACGAGACGCTGAAGGCCGTGAAGAACGACGACGGAACGTACTCGCTGATGGTGAAGCGCGGCGGAAGAATCGACCGCGAGGTCAACTTCAAGAACGAGGTGCTTGGCGCGTACAGCGACGAGGACGGTCGGTACGCGGCGATGAAGGCTATCGAGGCGTTGAACCAGAACCCGGAGGCGTGGACTATCGTGAACCGCGCCATAGACAAGCAGGGCGCGGCGATAGTCTCGAATGGAATGGACGCCGGGGAACTCCTCAAAGACCTTCTGTCGTTCTACGACAAGGAGGACACGAAGGAGTGGCATGAACACGCGAGGGAGGTTGCCAACTCCGTCGTGTCGGCTGTCGGCGCGCTCGACACGGAAGTCGGCGCGATGTACGCGGAGAGCGGAATCGGAAGGACTGTGGCTGGTGCGCTCAACATACTCTTGCAGTTTGGCGCGACGACCACGGAGTATTTCCGCGACGACGACTTCACGGAGGTGGCGACGGAGTTTGCGTCAAGGCACTCCAACGCCGACAAGGACGAGGCGTTCGCGTACCTCGAATCAATGAGGTCTGCTGCGTACAACCTCACGACGAAGAGGATATTCGACGACGGCACTCTCGTCGGCGGAGCGGCGCAGTTCTGGGTTGACATCTACGGTCTCGGCAAGGTGTTCGAGTTGGGGCAGATGGGGCTTGGGCTGGCAATCGAACTCGGCGGTCGCGGTGCGTATGCGTCTGCGGAGGCGATGAGCCTTGGCAACCGTGCGGCGAGCGTCGCGCTTGCCACGCAGAGGTTCGGTAGGGCCATGCAGGGCGTGAAGAACATGCGCCTCGTCAACGAACTCAACGACTTCAACAAGTCTGTGCGCGAAGTGCGCAAGATGACCGACATGTCGCTCGTCGAGAAGGCCACCAAGATAAGCGAGATGCACGAGACGTTCCTCGCCAAGGTAGCGGCGAAGTACGGCGGCGACAGGATGGTCGAGATAAACAAGTACGTTGACGCGCTCGCAAAGTTCGTGGGGAAGATTCCCGCCCTCGGAGCGATGTACAACAGCGACACTGACAACGCCTACCTCGCCGCGCTTCAGGACACCACAGTTCTCGACGACAAGGAGTTCACGCAGGAGGAGCGCGACGCGCTGATGAATTACAGCCGCGCCAAGGGCGGAGTGACGGCTGTGATGATGGCCGGACTTCTCCACGTGTTCCCAAAGGGCTTCAAGAAGATTATGAACGCGGCCAAGGGCGACCTCGGCATGGAGGCCGACGCGCTTGACAGGATGTTCCTCGCAATCTGCAAGGGGCAGGAAGGCCTTTCGACGCTCACGCCGGAAAACCAGTTCCTGTTCCGCGCTTGCGTCTCCACCGCCATGAGCAGGGCGTCGAAGGAGGCGGCGATGAACGGCGCGTTCATGTTCACGCTGAACGAGGCGAACACAATCATAGACAACAATAGGCGAATCTGGGAACGGCAGATGCTCGACCCCAACTTCAAGCCAACCGTATATGACATGCTTCGCGGCTCCGGCGACGCGCTGTGGGAAGGCGGCAAGGCGGCAGTGACCGCAGGGCTTCCTATGGCCGCGATTGGTGGTGTAGGCGGCGTGAGGGCCGCACGCGGCAGGGTGAACGAGATACGCAACACGAGATACGGCCTTGCGGAGAAGGAGATTGCGAAGGCTGGAGAGATGGGCGAGAACGACGCGTCAATCGTCATCGCAAAGGCGTTGCTCGGTCTCGAACAGGCAAGGCGTGACGGAGACAAGAAGGCGGAGAACGCCATATTCGAGGACATCAGAAAGGTTGGTGGCGCGAGGAGTGCGCAGTTCATGCGCCAACTCGACTATGCAATCCGCAAGAACCACGGCGACAAGAACATCGGGTACAGGACGCAACTCGAACACATGGTCGGACAGGACTTCTCCACGGAAGGACTGAAGAAGACGCTTGAGCGGGTCGGGCTTTCGCACTCCACGGTCGAGGACATCGGCGACGGCAAGATGCTCGTCACGATAGGCAAGGGCGACATTGACGCGATGGTGTCCGACGGCTCCGGCAAGCCAATCAAGATAGTGGTGTCGCACAGCACCGTGCCAGTGAGGGACGCTTCCGGCGCGTGGTCGAAGTCTTTTGTGAAGAGCGTCGTGCAGATGCTCGACAAGGGCGAACTGGCCGGGCGCGTCAAGGAGATTTGGGATGCCATGTCTCCCAAGCAGAAGCGTCGCGCAATGGGCGCGAACGAGAGCGGCGATATTGTCTCCAACCCAAGGAACACCAACGGAATCTGGGCGGAGGCGGAGCGCATGATGACCGACAGCGGCATGATGCGCGGCGTGTTCCTCGAATCGAAGGACGCAAAGGGCGCAGGCAAGATGTCGAACGAGGAGGCGAATCTCTACGACGGGCTTGTCGTGCTTTCGCAGGGGTCGAGGCGGTACGAGGAGGAGCAGGGCCGCGTCACGCAGGCGTTGCGCAGTCTTGAGAACATACGCAAGATGGCGGCCAAGGCGACCGGGAACGGAGGGGCGTCGGTCGAGACGTTCATCCACGAGATGTTCCACGCAATCACGGAACTTCTGCCTCTTGACGCGAACCTTCGTGAAGACCTCAAGAAGGTGTACGGAGGCGAGGCAAGGGGCGGAGACTGGCGCGAGAACTTCGTTGACGACTTCATCAGGAACTACAAGATAGGCGAGACCGACAGGCGTCAGATGGACGAGGCGGAACTCGAACGCATGTCGCTCTTCGACAGTGTTTCAAGCGCGGCGAGCAGACTTCTTCGCGGACTGTTCGGCAGGGATGTGAAGCCGGAGGAGCGCGTCGCGGAGGATGGAATCAAGGAGTTCGTCAACGACGCAATCAAGACCGCGCCGGACGAGGCGAAGACGATGCGCGAGATTGAGGAGATGGAGCGCAACATCGAGAGCCACGTAAACGAGATGCTTCCGCAGGAGGGAGAGGGCGGCCTCTTTGACTTCGGCAAGGAACGCCAGAGACTGCTCGACGGCTACGACATTGACGGAGCCGTTGGCGCGGCAATCGAAATAGAAAGAGAGGTAGCGAATGGAGAACGAGGATATTACATTGTTGGAAGAGGGACAGAGGCTGGACGACGGGCTGTTGCACTCTCCAACCTATCTGACGGACGGAATCTGCTTGTCGGAGCGCATGTTGTCGCAAATCGCTTCGGAACCCTCGAAGTATCTGAACCGCAGTACGAAAACGAGCGGTCAAGACGAGCCGAAATAAACGCGGAGATTACCGCATACGCCAAGAGGCAGAGGGCGTACACGGGGAACGTAGAGGCTTCGTTCAAGAAGATGGGCGCGACCTACCTCGCAAGCGGCTCCGAGGCCGACGTTTACCTGTCGCGCGACAAGAACTTCGTTTACAAGGCAATCACCCCCGACACTCTGTACGACGGCGACATGCGGCTGATGCTCGACCGCATCGCGCTCCACAACTACGTCTCGCCTGACGCTCCGTTGAAGATAATCGGGTTCGGAATGCACAAGGGCGCGTTGAACGTCATCGTGAAACAGCCATACTTCGAGGCGGGGTCTCTCGACACTCTGACGCAGAAGGGCCTGTACGCCGCTATGGAGGACGCTGGGTTCAAGCGTGTCAGCGGTGCGCACATCACCGACCACGGACAGGAGGGCGAGGAGGTGTGGATGTCCCGCGACAAGCGGTTTGTCATCGGCGACCTTGCCGCGAGGAACGTGTCGATAAGCGGAAGCACATTGCGCATCATAGACTGCGCGGCGTACAAGAACGTTCCGTGGTTGAGGGACAGGGCGAACATCCCGGAGAAGTTGAGGCCGAGGGGCCAGCAGACCTACGAAGAGGTCAAGCAGGCCATGCGCGAGCGCGAGACTTCCGCGATGGTTGAGTTCTACGAGAACATGGGCTTGACGCACGAGGACGCGGTGAAGAAGGCCGGAGGGCTTTTTCAGATTGTAGGTGCGCACGGGCTTGAGGAGATGTGCGGCGATACCATTACGCGCAAGGTTCTTTCCGACGTTAGCGATGCGTTCTTCAAAGCGTACAACGATGCGTTCCAGCGCGTCGCCTTCGATTCGGAGGCGGAGCGCACTGGCAATCCGACAGTCCGACGCAAGAAGGTCACGTTCGCGGAACTGAACAAGGCGGCTGGAACCGTGCCAGTCACCATCAAGACGAAGAGCGGCGTGAAGATTGACGCATACGCAATCTTCGGCGGCACTGGGTACGTGTCTGCGGAGCGTTGGCGCGACAACGAGGACATGTATTCGATGTCTGGCATGGCTACTGGCGATTCAGGGATTCGGTTCGTTTACGCTGGCGAGGCGGCGAAGATTCCGCAGGGCTACATGAACCAACTCGTCAACCCGAAAACGGCGAAGCAGATTTTCCTTGGCGACTTCTTCTTCAGCAAGGACGCCAACAGGTACGTGTCGAAGGAGGCGCAGGCCATGTTCGAGGCGTACCGGGAGCAGATTGACGTACAGCACGGCCAGCAGGTCAACATACCCGCGCTTGAGTTGACGCCAGTGTTCGTCAAGGGTAGCGAGGCGTACAAGAAGTACCTCGACGCGAACAAGCGGTTCGTGTCGGAGCCTTGGTTTGGCGACGCGGCGGAGCGTTCTCGCGGCGGGAGGTTCTCCGCGAAGAGGAACATGGTTCTCGTTGACAACCTCGGTTCGGTCATTGTACACCCGGACGCCAACAACAAGCAGATTGCGGCTGGCATAAACGAGGCGTTGGTGAGGAACGTCCAGTTGCGCGAACACTGGGAGAAGCCAGCGACGAGGGGTTCGCTTGAGTTCACGGCCAACATCGAGGACGCGTCAAAGGACATTTCGCGCCACACGCAGTTGTTCAGAATCGGTAGCGGACGGTTGCGCTCGCTCATTCTCGACGTGGTGAAGAACAAGATGCGCGACAGCCGAGTGCTTGGCAACAAGGGCCGTGGCTCTTGGTTTGAGCAGAACTTCGACACGCTCGCCGACAGGATTACCGACGCGCTCACGGAGGTGTTCAGGAACAGTTATGAACACTTCTCTTCGGAGGTGGAGGCAAACGCCTTCGCAAGTTCGTTCATCGACAGGAAGCGTCTCAAGGCGGCGCGTGAGCAGGGCAAGGCGGCCAACATCCCGACCGACATGCAGTTCATCAACGCCGAGATGCTCGACAGCATCGGCGCGATGAGGGAGTGGCAGGACAGCGGCCTCGTTGACGCGAAGGGTAGCAAGGTTCCGTCCGTGGAGCAGAGCCGCCGCGTCATCGACTTCTACAAGAGCGTCGTCGCACAGGCGGTGGAGAGTGTGCTTCACGGTAGCGGACACGACCGCGACGCGGAGCGCAAGTGGTTCACATCGGACTTTGGCGAGGCGGCGGACAAGATGTTCCGCGAGTTCGTAAGCCGCAAGATTGAGGCCGACAGGAGGGCGTATGCGGAGTACCGCGACGCAAGCGGCACTGGCTACGAATCGAGCGGCGAGGCGGTGAGGACTGTTCACACAGACCTCGACAGCATTGGCTCGGCAAACGACCCGATGGTTCGCCTTGTCGTGGACTTCCTGCGTAGCGAGGGCGTTGAGGCACTCGCCATGCTGAACGACGGCAAGAGCGAATACTTCAAGGAACTCGACAGGCTTGCGCGCGAGGACAGCGGCA